ATATGGGGAGGGGGTAGGTTTTGCGAGAGACCCCCCCTATATCTAACAACATAATAGTTTTACTGATCCATTGTTACTTTTTTGTATATACCAAGAATGTTGAGCTCAACGATTTCGTCAATAGCTAACTCGATAGCAATGTCCTGATCAGCTTCACTTAAATCGTCTGACGACTTCACTATTCTAGCGAGATACGCACTTGAATGATAACCTTTATCTTCATCAAACGCCATCCATTCATCAAACTGCGTGAATGGATCAAATGGATTATCAATAGTTGTTAACATGGATTGATTCATAATGTTTATCCTTTCGTACTCATTGTATTAGTTTAGATATTGTCGATGCAGATACACCAAGATGATTGGCAATTTCGGCTTGAGTGTAACCAGCAGCAAGCATTAGCTCAGCCTTTGCTTGTTTGGCTTTAGTCAACGAAGAGCTAGTTCTAGGCGTAGCTAATTGTTTAACTTTGTTTAGGTCAGTATTACTTAGAATCTGAGCTAAAGTATTAGTGCTAACTGCTCCTGATTGAATAGCTTCCCACTCTCGGTCTGTGATTTCAATACGTTGTTTCTTTGCACCAACCCTGGTTCTAGCTTCAGCAAGAGCTTGACCTTTAATCTTTTTAATATCAGAGGAATCCATATCAGGATTCGCCGCTCGTTTAGCCGAAACCACAGTGTTAGCTAATATCTGGGCCTGTCTTTCTAATGGCGCATTCTTTAGCGCTATGTTTAAATGCGCAGTTAACGATGCTACTTCAGGAGCATAAGCTTTCTTAGCCGAAGGGGAGTAAGCGATAGGTCTAGTACTTAACGATTCTTTCCTGGCCGTATTAGCAAGAGCTTTTAAACTATTTGCATGAGTAGCATATACGGTTTCCATTCTTGTCCCGGAAGATAGGGTAAACGCGTCACTTACCTCGGCCATCTTCTTAGATGCCGTTTTACGGGACACCGCTTTACCTTTCTTATTAGTATAGGTTTCATCTGTGTACGAATAAACTTTTTCACCAGAGTTGTATCGAGCTAATTCTTCCGGAGTCATCTTCTTAGTGTTGGTTTTTAACTTTCTAAAACCAACCGATGTTTCCGAAGACGCTTTAGAAATAAGAGTAGACGCCCCACTACTTTTAGAACCTTGATATCGCTCTTTAAGCTTAGCGATCCCGTTATCTTTATAAGATTGCGTGTAGTTAAGACTATGTTTCGTTGAATCGATGATGACCATTGAATGTCTTACAGCGGCAGCTACGTCGTCATCATTTGCCCCTCTAATGGTCATGTCGGTTATTAGATTTGACACATCTCCCATTTTTAATTGCATTGTTCGGGTTATTGGACGTTTCCCACCATAGTCAACTTTACCAGTCTTCTCGTTATATGTTCCACCATCGATAGTTCTCATACCATCATAAGGTTTATAGCTAATTTTAGGATCGAAGTCTTTAAGACCTTTTAATGGCGATTTAGTTTTAATACCAACACTTGGAGGGTTCGGTATAACAAGTACTGTGTCTCCGTCAAAGTCTGCCCCAGATAATCTCTCTGCTACTTTATGATTAATCCCAACGGCATCCTTTGCTTGCCCAATTGAATTCTTAGCTGGCGCATACCTATTATTGACTACTAATTCTGGGATCTCGAATATTCCACCATGCGGATATCTAATAAGAACCACTCGTTCGCCATTGTCGTAATTAGGCGCAAATATTTCATTTTCCTTCATTCCAGGAAACGGTAGAATAACATGCCAACCTTCTCTAGGGAGTGCTGCCGCTTTCAGATGAACGGCCGCTGAATCACAATCATCGGCGAACGAATCAAAAAGTCTCTTTTTAACTACAGGGTTGTTTAATGCTACGATCTCATCGAATTCTTCTTTTTTGGCAGCATAAGTTAATCCTAATTGTCTCTTCGCAAGGCTTGGCGTTTGTTTCGATAACATTTGTGAAGATAAACTTTTAGACCATTTTTCTTGCCATTCGCCTTCTTCGTTGACAATATTTAATGCTTTTACACCAATACAAGATTTAACAAGTGCTTCCGATAAGTTCATTTTTTTAGCTATTTGATCGTATGATAAACCATTCCGTTTTAGCTCTAACATATCAGACGAATTAGGGTTCTTCTTTCCGTCTTCAGTTATATGATGCTGTTGTCTAACGACTGCTCCAAAAGGATTATCGGGATCATCTTTCATTTCTTTAAAAACTTTCTTTGGATCGGTACCCTTTGGTTTATTGGTATTGTATATGATGTCAGCTCCTTTTGGAACATCATCACTATACATAGCCATTCCTTTCATATAATGAGTTCCATCGACACCGATACGAACTTGTGCATACTTAGATTTGCCTAAAGATAACTCTTCAATACCTTTTCTCAATTCGATTACGCCATCTTTATCAGAGCCGCCTTCTTCCCTATACCGGATATGTACCTTGTTTGAATTAACGCTTCGTATAGGTTCAAGGCCTAGAAACGATCTACCACCATCTTCGGAATGATCTGTAATCGTTTTAATATTATCGGTGTTTTTATACGCTTTTGAATATGCTTCTTTCATCGATGAAGTAACTTTCGATTCACTAATATTAAGTTCTTTAGCAATGTCGGAATCAGAATATCCTGAATTTTTTAATTTAAAAATAGCTCTGGTCTGAGCTTTTTCTGGTTTAGATAAAACCATTACAGATGTCTTTTTCCCAGTTCCAAGTTGTTCTACCTGATTGTAACTAACGATATAGCCTTCCGCTTTTAACATTTCAATTGAGGTTTTTAATTTGGTTCTACTTATACCTATATGTCTTTCGGTTCCAACCCCAACATCAATATAACCTTTTTTTTCAACATTTTCTTTAAGCATGTTAGCCGTTGACTCGGTTATGGTTGAACGCTCTTGAATTGCTTTATCAAGTAACGCTCTAAAAGACGATTCGTTAATACCCATACGTTTTCCAGCAGCCACATTAGAATAACCTTTATCTCTTAGTTTGATTGCTTGTGCGACATCCGCTTTACGTAATTCGGATTTAGCTATTGACTTTCTAGCTCGAAGCTGTTGAGTAGTTATACCAAGACCTTTACATATATCAACATCACTAACGCCTTTCTTTTTTAGATCGTCGACATATCCAAGAAAACTTTTATTCCTCTGTTGAGGGTCATCTCCAGATCCCCATGGATATCGGCCCGAATGGTGGGGGGTCCCATAATGCAATATCTCATTAGGCATGGTCATTCTCCCATCTTAATTTTATCTAGCTGCTTATCAAACATTATGATTTTATCCATTATGTAGAGAATGTCTTCAGGCAGTGGCTCATGAATTAGTATCTCATCTAATTGATAAAGTCTAAGCTCTATAGTTATTGTCTCCGGTTTTATGTTATACTCTAGACAAAATAAAGCAGCATAGATTTCGAGCTGACGAAATGACGCTGGTGTAGAACCATTCTTGAGATCATGAATCCTAAGAATGTTTTGACGAAACGCTATAGCATCAGCAGTTCCAAAACAATTTTCAGAATAATATAATATTTGTTCCGTTGTCATTTTGTAGCCGATAGCGTCATTGATATAAAGGTTTAGAGTCTTCTTGGTTTTAGGAAGTTTGATACCGAGTTGTATACATTCGTGTGCAAATTCATGAAGTCGAGTTCCTCGTTGTGCCGCCAAATATTTTGAGTACGACATAGCAAGTTTCTCAGTATCATAATTTACCCAGTGGTATTTACTAGCGCTTAGGAATGCGTGTTGTCCGTCGATGTCCAAATGCTTTTTGAAGTTCATGTAATACCTCCTCTTTTATTTCTGGATAAATAACGCTTGCATATGACATACCGTCAAGTAATTCGAGATAGTATTCTTGGTTTGGTTGAAATTTAGATTTTGCGTTTTGCTTGCATTCTAAGACAGCCCAATGATCTTTATATAAAATTAATAAATCAGGAAACCCTTGAATGTAGTTAGCATCATTTTTTAAAATTACACAACCAACAAACAACGTTTCAAGTTCTTTAATGAGAGTGGCCTGAAATGCACTTTCTAACATGGGTCACCGCCTATACACAGAAAAATAAAAAGAGGCATATCTCCTCTATTATAGCATATGTTTTTCACGCGAGGTAAAAAAGAGAGTAGGATTCGAACCTACAACATACCTCTCGGTTGCTCTCCCCAATAACGCTCCGTCAATTCTTTTCAGAACTCTAGTTACCATTGAGCTATCTCCCTATTATAGCATATGTTGTTCGCGCGAGTGGCTACATCTTCATAAAACGATAAGCATTGAAATCTTTCTTTGCTTTTATAGCTTTGGATATTGATAAATCGATACTAGAATTAGATCTGAGATGATAATAATATAATTTAGAAAATGGAGTATTGAGACGATCGATCCGACCTGCTGCCTGAACCATTATTTTGTAGGAGTAATTCTGCGAATAGAAAATCGTCGTGTCAGTTTCAATACAATTCCATCCCTCCGCCCCAGCAGAATACTGTACTAGATAAATCCAGGTTTTTCCTTTTGGTACGTCTTGGTGTTTGTGGCCGTTCCATTCATTAGACGGAATTGACAAAGATGATCCGAGAGTTCTAAGCATTTCAAGTTCGTAATCAAAGTTGTAAAATATAATTACTTTAGGATGCTCTTTAATAATTTTCTTGACGGCATCTAATCTAGCTGGATTACTATTCACAACTTTACGCATTAGATAACATAATTCACCAATAGCCTTAACCGGTCTATCTGCAAATATGTTCCATCGTTTAATCATGACTTGATTAAACATTTCTTTATCAAACGGTACGACTACTGTTTCGGTAATCGATGTAGTTTGTTTCTCGTAATGCATGATTATTGTGATTTGATCGCGTTGTTTGGTTAATTGTTTAGTGCCTATAAATTTCTCAATTTTTGGATATTTAGTAAATCGATTATATACTGCGTGTTCTTGGAGAAACGCTGTACGATTCTTGTAAAAACCGTTTGCCAGGAATACCGGAATATAATCACTCCATGTATCTCCAGGAGTAGCGCTTAATAGAATCCAACGATTTACTTTTGCGATTTTCAAAAAAGATTTCACCCAAGTTCCAGAACCAATGAGTCTCTGTTCGTCAAAAATAAAGAATGAGTTTTTGACACTAGCGTATTTCGGTAAGTTGTTCCATGAATCAATAGTGACTTTTACATTATTAATACTTAACTCTGGTTTTCGCGAAAGCATTAACGGCGCGCATTCTCCATCCCATTCGAGGGAGTCACGTTTCTTAGCTGTTGTAATAATATAAAGATCTTTTGGTTTCTTCATCGCAACTGTGGGACCTTTACCGTTGATCTTTATTCTACCATCACAAGCTTTAACAAAAAAATAAACTAAGGCGGTCCGTGATTTGCCGGAGCCGACTCCACCACACAGGATGGAGCCAGACTGTAGTTTATCTATGGCGTCAATTTGGTAATCCCTTAACTCAATCGTCATGATGCTTACAACTACCGTCACAAGCTTCACAGTTACCACAACCACCTATTGATGCGGCGGCACTGTCCGGGGAGTTGACATATTTATGTTCAAACTCATCCTCGACTATAACCACACGCATCGTTTTAACATAGGCTTTAACACCACTCTTAGCATTCTTGGTCCCCTCATGCATAGACCAGTTGTATGGGCGAATGGCTACATCAACTTCTTGAATTTCGGCCCAATCTAGTATGTTAATGGAACTGTCATCAAGAAGATTTTTTCCTCTACTTGAAACCATTGTAATCTTTGGTGGTATATTGGCGTAACTAACGGCTACTTGTAAGTACGCTTGTCTTTCGGAATGATCATCTTTTGGTTCGAGCCAACGTATGTTCCATCCATCCTCTTCAAGACGATTGGCTAGGTCACTTTCAATAAATACGCAGAAATTTCTCCGACCTGCTGGATTGAACTGTCCTTCTTTACCTGAGAAGTTACGAAATCCAATACGGGCATTTTCAATTACAATATTATTTTTAACAGCCATTACAATTTTCCCCTTTCAAATTAACACCAGTTTAATTTTAAATGAATTTAGGTAACGGTTCTAAATATTCAACAGTTTTTCCGTGAGTTATGGCATAACCTATTTCCTCACACATAGCTCGTCCAATATAACCGTTAACATTTAAAACTAAAACCTTATCGCAAATGTCTATTTTGGTTTTATGCAAAGTCATTAATTGGTCTTCTGACACAATTAATTTATCAGCGTAATGATTAATTTTAACTGGAGTCAGCACAACGTGATGTTCCTGTGTTAGTTTACGATGCTGCTCTTCAATTTCTTTATCATGTTTCTTCGAACTAACGATTGTTATTAACATGCTGATTCCCCTTTCAAATAAACACCGGATGTGCAACCTTTACAAAACTCATGTTCTCCACATTCGTCTAAACAACAGAAATAATACGGCATTTCATGTTTGATTTGACATTCTAAACAGAACCCATTAGCGTCTCGTTGTTTCTCTACTCCGCATTCCAATTTAATACTCCTCTCAAAACGGCATACAATCGAATCCCAGTTTACATTCGGTTGGTTTTGATGGCTCATTAATCCAATTCTCACATTCTGAACATATAGTTGAGCGACCATTTAAGTTACACTCTGGCCATCCATATTCAGCATCTTCCGAAACGAACCATTCGAAATCTCCAAACTTTGAAATGTTTGCTACAGCATCGTCGACCAATGACTTATAATATGAGCGATCAACATCCTCTTGTTTTCCTAGAGTCTCCACAACCTCAGCTTCAAGCCATCGATATCCCTTACTACCTGAGACCGCATAATACTTATCTTCTTTCTCGCGAAGTAACACTCCCCCTCCTCTACCAGGTTTGATTGGACAGAATGATCCAACTTTTCCTACGAAATGATACTCATGTTCGTCTTCCTTAAGCCCCTCATTCATATCAAGATATATAGCAGTAGTTACCGATTTGGTTTCGCGCATATCTTTGAATGTGATTGGCTCTTTACTAAACAAGGTCTTAAATACATATGGATGAGCGAATTGAGCTCCAGTTGCGGTCCATCCGTTTGCTCTTATCAAATCCTTGTCTTTGCTATTTTCCCAATCATCAATTCGAGCAATATATACTGCGTCGTTTACGAGACAGAAGCGACTATAGATATCTTCGATCTCAAAATTATACCCATATTTCTTACCAAACTCTATAACAAATTCCATTATTTCATCTGTAGCATTTGGAATCTTAATAGAGTCGGTCTTAATATGGGCAACCTGAAATCCTTTCTCTTGGACCGCGAATTGAAGGTCAATCATAAATAGTGCTCCGCGTTTAGCAACAATGTTATCCACATTTCGAGGATCTCTAAATGGATTATCAAATTTAGCCGAGGTTAATCCATAAGCAGAATTAAGCGCAGTTTTTAACCCATTAGACACATCTTTTAAAGTGAATCTAGGATTATCGCTAAGTGCGTTTTCTATGAACGGAATAAGACGACCACTTAACAGCGTCATTAATGTATCAAAATCTTTATGTTTGATAGCTATTCGCCCTTGTTTAAGTTCACTGTAGTTTTTAGTATATGGACCAAGTAAGTTTAATTCTTCCACACTAGTTGGATGGATTGAGGCTACGTCTGCAACTGGAGAATTTATATACATTCCAGGTTCGCCATGAACATAACCGCCTTCTCCAACTTCGATTCCTCGGTAATAGCTTTTACCATTTTTAAACTCGTATCCAGGAAACATAACACTCAAATCCGTGTATACCAATTCGTCCTGTGGGTGTTTGTTATTTCCGAATACAATCTTTATGGTGTGCTGATTCGTTGTGTCATTTACAGTTAGACCACTTAATTCCGCAAGAATTTGTCTTACGGCCCAGTCGCCAGCCAAGTGATTAAAAGTGTCTTCTGTGGCATCGACGTCGTTTCCGCAATAATCAGCGACTATTTCCCATTTTGCTTCTGGGACTTCCTTATCCCATGGAAGACCTAACTCCTGATGGTGTATATCAAGTTTGATTTCCCATTTCTTAAGACTCATCTTGTTTCCTGCTGACGCAAAATCATAAACGTCGGTATATGATATGTTATAAGCTTCGCCGAACATGGCATTTTTACTACCACTGATAATCCGTTGACTTAATTGGTATAACTGTTGATTATTAAGACCGATGTATGCTCCATACAAAATATGGTTATCATATCTTCTACAGTTAAATCCTATAAGCCTAAGTTTCATGAGTTCTTCGATAGCCGTAGGAGATGGATTAATCATTTTTACTTTTTCTTTATCTTTACCTTTGAATTTCCAAACGACCACAAATAGATTTGGAAACACCTCAACATCAAAGAATACCAATTCATCTTTCTCATAAGCTTCTGGTGATACACTAGCTTCTTCTGATTTGAACTGCATCTTGGATACTAACTTGATGCAATAGTCTGCTTGGTTATGACTATTGTTAGCAAAAGCTAGAATACGAGGTCGCATGTCAGTAACGTCATACCTAAGCCCCGACTCGTAACTGTCCCCTAAAATTTTATGGATAAAATCGATACTAGGCTTAGTTCCTGGATGAATCTCCTTATTGAGGTTTCGCTTTAACAATTCGCGAAGTGACTTTTCACTCTTTACCGCGTCAAAGTTAATCATCTTTTCCTCCCTAAATGGTAATCCAGAATTTATAGTGGCTATTGGTATATTGTTGCACTTACTCAGTTTTCTTCTCAGCGAACCATCACCAACAGATACTTTAATTTCTATTCCTTCCGAATATACCCGACTAAGTTTATTGGTATCACCGTCATAAATATAATGCAGATGTAGGCCACCGCCACTTTTACTAAATTCAGCATATGTAGCTGGCCATTTACTAGCCGCTTCGATATTCTTTTCGATAGATTTCTCGCCATTATTATCCTTCAAATCAAAATCTATAACAATATGATTCTCTGGGACTTTAACATAATGAAGTTTACTTGTGTTTATTTGGGATAAGGTAGTTCCGACTTCTGCCCACTTCATAATTGGTTTATCAGTTGAACTAGCGTATTGGGCTGGACAACTACAGCATACATCGTCAAACAATGACTCAACACAATCGAGAACTAACGAGTTTAACGTTTCTTCTTTTGGTGCTACAGCAGTTATAAATTTACTAGATAAGAACCCAGAGTAATAACTCCTTATTTGTGCTCCATCAACGCGGGCAACCTCCGAGAAACTAGCAAAGTAATTCTTAAACTCTTCCCTGAATTTATGTCTTGGCGCCTTGTACTCAATTAGTGAGTCGGAGCAATAAGTTTTATACATCTCATAAGCTTGAGATAAAGTTGCGCTGTCTTGTGATTTGAACGTGTCATAATTAGACTCCACAAAATTGAAGAACACGTCAGTTTGAAGTATCATATCAAGTGGGCGATAAGCCGAATAATAGTTCTTACCCATCTCTCTATACACATCGAGACAATGGTTAGCGATACCGCCCAACTCAAAATCGATCTGAGACATTAATGAGTGATACTTATTCGAAGGTAGCTTCCTACCAGAAGGCTTAACGTCGATCAATCTACGAATAATTCCAGACTTAGCGTCAGTAATCTTTACTGGGCGATTAGTGGCCATAAATAAGAAGCAGTTCACCCTAGCCATGTAGGAGGGTTTATACTTCTCATTCATTGTCATTTCTTCGTGAGAAATGATCGAGTTAAGTTTCGTATTATCTTCAATCTTCGACAGGTCACCATCATGTTGTATTGCGACAAGTGGGTTCGCTTTGAACACTTCGGTCGCAAATGCGTTACCTGACGACGTGAGCGCCTTCGCTTCGAACGTCGTATAATATCCCAAGAATAATTGTTGGATAATATTAAGGATGGTGGATTTACCGGCTCCAGCTTCGCCATAAAAGACAAGAAACTTTTGGATATCTTTTGCATCGCCCGACACAACTGCGCCAATAGCCCACTCAATCTTTGCGCGTTCTTCTGGGTCATATAAAACTCCGATAAGTTCGTCAAACGCTCCATATTTACCCTCCTCTAATGGATAACTCAATCTTCGACTTACGTAGTCTTTCTTCTTTACATCTGTATTTGAAAAAGTTAGTTTGGTATCTAATTGAATTGAGCTATCTGAAATATGACTCATGTAACTTTTAAAATCCACCCAGGACTTACTAGAGAAGTCACTCATTAATTTAACCTGAACCATACCAGAAGTGTTTACTACTAGCTTTTCTCGATAAGCCATAAGATCGGCGTCAACGAGTCTTTGTACGTCATATTCGTCAGTAGACCATAGCCCCCGTCCTTCGTCCCATATGGCGTAGAACGATCTTCCCCTAACCATTAAATCTTTTGATCGGCATACCTTAAAATCTGGATATATTTCTATGACGCCGTTCTTAGTACTCCTCTCCTTGATTTGGTAAAAATCCACATTGGAATCTCCTCTCAAAACGTCTGTGACACTTGTGACGTTTTTGTGACACTTTATAAACTCTTATATATTATTACTTTTCTATATAAAGTATAGAAAAAAAGTGTAACAAGTGTCACAAAAACCCTGGAACCCGCATGGCCCTAAGGCTGCAGGGTTTTCAAAAGTGTCACAAAAGTGTCACAGTGTGACACTTATTCGTCACACTTTTCTAAAAATAAAAAAATACTCGTCAAAAACTTTTTCAAAAGTGTAACAAGTGTCACATAATTACTCCATCAACATAGTAATTTTCAATCAAATATGAATGCATTTGATACCAAAGTTCCACTTTTCGTTGGTCTTTCTTATAATATTTCAAAGGAAATAGACCCCCAACACCCCTTCTACTATACCCTCGATCGATGATTTTAGTCAAAATTAAGTCCACTTCAGCCGCCCCATTCAAGTAATAATAGGCCTCATCCGTGAACTTATCCAACCCAGAATTTGTCATCATCATCCAAAACCAGTCTCTCATCGGGGTATTATCACACTGATCGATCATTATACTTTCGCATCTATCAGCTAAAGCTATGATAACTTCTAACGCCGAAACGTCCTTCACGAACCAAGCATAACGACGACTATAGATGTAATCTATCTCATTCTCCTCACAAAATCTTTCTCGTAACTGCCTACCCTCAAACAATCGGTTGTCATCGTTCGGCACCGTCCAAGTAAACACTTTATCATACAAAGATTTCACAAGAAGAAAATAACTTTGATCTGGCTTATTAACCTTAATAAGATCGCAAAGCCAGAAGTAATACATGTTCTCCATAGCGGCATCAGACATCTGAATAGGTACTTCTTGCTCCATACTAATCATTACTCCTCTGGTATAATGCCTGAAACGGTCTGCGCATAACTCTTATCCAACACGATAATTTCGTAGTCAATCTGCATCTTTTCATTACGTACGTAGACTACATCAGACTTCGCTTGTTGGAGGTGATCCAAGACAGACGGTCCAATAATAGCAAGAACATCCTGAATCATTTCCTCTTGTTCGTCAGCAAGAGTGTCATCTTCGTCGTAATAATAAATAGTCGACTTCTCAAAGTGATCCATCTCCTCCGAGAACTCTTCGAGAGATATGGCGTAAGGAGTTCCGTCGGTTGGGTGATTTCCGTAATTCTGCTCTATCTCCGACAACTCCTGTTGTTCCCTATCAGAGCCGCCGTATCTTTTAGCTAATTTTTTATGGATTTCTTTAGCCGTCTTTTTGACGTCAACAACCTCTTCCTTCTCGTCACGAAGACCCTTCCTCCGTGCAGCGGTCTCCCTCAAAGACTCAACCTCTTCCTGCACAAGCTCCTCGTACTCACGCTTAAGCGCCATCTTAGCGGCAACCGCCCCAAGACCAAAACCAACCATAAATATAACAAGACCTTTTACCAAATTAATATTCATTCTTTTCTACCTCCAAATTAAAATTCTGAGCTAAATTCCCCGTAATACATAACCACAAGATCGCCAAATTTGTTCCACGTAGACGTGTGCTGCTTGTTTCGTTTGAACAAATACAAAGCATTAGGGTCTATAATGTTAAATATATCAAACACCATAAACCCACATTCGTCCGTCATCAAATTAGTTTCAGGATCATAATAAAGTTCACGTACGTCGAACATATGGTTAATCCAACAAGGTCTTTGGAGCCCCAAATATCAAATTAACTCTTTGTTTTAATTGATTCTTAAGATTCGCTACAGCAACGGCTGATTCACCAACCCTATCAGGCCCGCTATACCACGGACAATTATACCTGACGGATTCTCCGATAGCGGGTCTACCTATACAGCCTGAAGCAAGTATATCACAAGAATTACAACTAGGTAGAGATGTAATATGATCAACAAAAGCCTGTAAAGAATCAATAGTGTCAGCGGCATCCGTAGCCATACGAGATATACAAAGTCCATCGTCGTCGATAATTAATCCCCAATGTTTTACAGCAACAACTCTTAACTTCTCGGATACTTCTTTCGGTGTCATTTTAAAACCTCCTGCGTATAAATATAAGCACCGGTCTCAATATTTCGAGAAACGTCTATATTCTCACGCATATTAAATCCTGCCTTAGTTAATTCCGTCCATACGTGATTTGGATTAGAATCATATTTAAGTATATCATTTAACGTAATTTCTAGTTTAACTCTATGAATAATCGGGTCATCGTTCATAAACTTTGCAACAGCATCGACGTCATGCTTATGGGGATAAGAACAAAACTTATATTGATCCCCCATGTTGCGTACCAATTTCTTCTCTTCCTCATTTAGAATAACCATGATTGGTTCGTTGTTACTATCGTGGATAGTCGATCCAATTTTCACTTTCATCTCAAATCCCCCTTAACAACTCTCTCATTCAAACATCCATTATCATACGAATACAAATGCGGGTAGTTCAAGACATCCTGCGCAAAATATCCCGAACCAACCGCATTGAATCCGTCTCGTAGTCAAATCAAGTCGTATATAACCCCGTCAACATTGAAGTCGAGCAGAATACTACGATTATACCCGTTCACGAAGTCACGTACCCGTTCGTTGTCGTTAGTGAATATACCAAAGTCTACAAAATCATCACCAGCACCTCTAACCCAACCAACAACAGCACCTTCTTTAGATCTAGGTACGCCAATCATATCGTATATCTCATTCAAGAAGACATGCCCACGAGAATGCAAAAGATCATTAGCATGGTTCTGTTGACATTTTAGGAACATCTGATTGTACTCAGGGAGTTTCTGCCATTGAGTACTGGCCTCATCAAAGAATCGAGCGTATTGACTATACCCATTTGGATCTTGCGTCGTTACCACATTGATCTTTTCAGTAGGCTTGCCTTCATCATCAAGTTCATTAACCAGTGTATGCCGGATACCATTCTTGTATTCAAAATCCTTCTCGATTCCCCAATCTTCTACAACACGCTTACGATATTTAGCAAAGCTTTCCTCAACAGCCTTATACGCTGCTATTATAGCGAGATTACGTTTCCGCATAATCCCGTGAGCACTGAGCATACATCCGATAGCAGACAAGCCAATTACTAATGATGGTCCATAGAGTTTAATAAAGTCCACGGCTGTTTGAGCGTACACAACAGTCAGATCTTTCTTGTAATCGAGTTCTGTGTATTTCTCTTTATCGACTGTCTCGTTAACGTGTTTAACCTTCTCAAGCTTCTCTTTAGCCTCAACAATAATATCCTCAGCCTTTAATGTAGCCTTACAAGCCATAACGGTGCTAACTACAGTCCCAATAACACCAACCCCCATCAAGATCTCTGGGCTGTGTTTTTTTAGAAGCAGGAGGCTACGTCCTGTCGTACGGTTAAATACGGTTTTTAATACTACAAGTTTAAACATTTTTATTTCCCCTTTCAAGTTTCGTATCGGTCATTTCCTCGTACAAAGACACGGCTTCCTCGCCGGTCAGAGTGTTCACGATTACCATTTTTGAGCCAACATACTTGGCAATGGTTAATATAGCTTGATGACCGTTAATGTCTATTCCGATGTTAAATATATAATTTTCACTAATCATTAACGTGTTTCGTACCTCTTTCCGATCAAAAACATTTTTATTACTACTCATACCACGCTTCTTACGCCAGTTCCAGATACTGCTTTCTCGACATTTTAGTATCCTAGCAATATCTCTATCGAGGAGTCCGTCCTGCCACAATTTAGTTGCTTTCTCCTCATTAATTTTAATCCCAGAGGCCATCGTTATTCCCTCCTAATGAATCCATACTCTCCCATCATGCGCTACCCATTTATAATGCTTACCAAAACTATATCCGGAATCGCCGTCGTAATAGTCACTAATATATTCCCAGTCGCACGCCCCAACCGAGCACTTTAGTTTGTCTAATAGGTTATCAATTATTCTCATAATTGACTTTCCTATTGATACTCATTTCACGTCCACAACCAGGACAGTAGTTACTTAATTTAGCTAACGAACCATACACAGTAGGATGTGTATAATCGCACTTAGAGCATTTTGCATTCTCAATACGTTTGTCGCAATTACCACTCCAGCCTGTCCAAACTAACCAATGAGCAGTTTTCTTACTATCAACAGAAATACTAAACCCGCGTTCGTCGTGATTACTATTTAATAATTTCAGTATAGCCGGGGAATCTTCCAAATCAAGGACTATGGACTCCTCAGTAATTACAACATCATTAATCTTCGTAGGAACTCCACAAAAATCAATAGTCTCTCCAATCATAGCTAAATAGGCTTTTTGGAGAACCTCTTTTGGGACAATTGTCCCTGATGATCTGAGATCAATATTTGGTATAGAGTATTTCATATTAATTCCCCCTTCAAAATGTTTTATTAATGGATTACTTCCCTGTCATATTAAAATAATGTAATCGGGCTTTACACATTGGATGCTCGAAAGCTTCAGATATACTTAACCCATGATTTTTGGTAAATTTCATAACATATTCCTCATGTGGATTAAGGTTTTTAGAAAAAGTTGCAAATTCGTCGCAAACGACAAGTGAAGGCGTTAACCCGTCTAAATATGGACTCCAAGTTCTTGTGGGGGCATGATATTCACCACAATCTTTAGTCAATACAAGAGTCTGCTCTTCACAGGCGGTTGGATTATAAAACCTCAATACGGTTCCTATTACCCCACTTTCGCGACATATAACTTTTTGTCCAATATTAATTTTTCGACCATTTACAGGTTTCTCTCCGCACTCCGAACAACTACTCACACAATCTACATGTTTAGTATAACATCGAGACATATAATTATCACTCCTTAACTAATCCAACAAAATAGGTCTCGGGAGATTCAACAAATACCCATCACGTGTTCTGCCGCCAACACTGGCGTTTCTAAGATCGACCCAGCCATATTTACGATCTGTAAAGTTCTCGGCAATACCAACAAGATCATACAGATCAGAAACAGTAGCCTGTCCGTAATCTACGATCAAGTCTACAAGGTGGCTAAGCACCTCCTCAGCCTCTCCACGACTGTCTAGGATGATCTCCTCGAAGTTATGTCTTGCTCGGTTCTGATTGGTCATTTCGCGCCTCTCAGAGTGTCTGCGTGAGTCAGAGTAGTTGTTATAGCTGACGTATGATCGTCCTTGGTCTCTCCTGGTTCTAGATCCTTGTTTCTCACCAAAGAGTCTCATTTCTAAGCCACCCTTTACCGAGTCATAGATCATACTTTTAGCCGCAGGTATCAAAACGTCATATAATACGTAAGAATATACGTTACCTACGTCTTCCCCCACAAATGTTTCCAGGATACGTTTACCTAATGGTTTTTTTCTAGTAACAACCTTACCGGTTACAACCTTTTCGATCTTTTTAGGCTCTTCTTTTTTTTCACGGTTTTTATGGGCATTGGATGGAAAGTCCATGCTGTTACCCCTTTCAATTCTTCGTCATTGTGTATACAATATGATACACCCAAGTCCAAACATTTTAAACACGCGACGCATTTATATAAAATCAAAACTCCATTCAAAAAAGATAAATACCATGTTTTCATGATACCTATCTAAGTAGTATTAATCTTAATCGCTCATCGCGTCCTTAAATTGTGCTGCAGCCTCGTCGATCTTATGTTCGGTATATTTACTTGCCTCTTTACTGACCATGCTTGCCAATACCACTCGCCCTACTCCAATACAGACTTTTGCAGCCTGTCCAATGGAGCTAGGGGTCGTGAAATTCACAGCATTACCTACTATGGCACTAACTCCTACCGAAACTATAAGTCCAACTCCACTTTTCAACATCTCAATTTTCTTCATGATGATTCTCCCTTCAAGATTTAACATACTATTTCATTATAGCATATGTAACCTACGCGATGTTAAATGAATAGATTTTCTTTAGCGAATAATATAGGCAGTCCGACCATTAAACCCATAATAAATATCGTAGCATCCTTACTTATGAAAATGGAGGCTATACCAGCAATTATGACACCCCATCCATACATTTTGTTTTTAAAATTTTTATGCTTGGTGATGATTAATGTAACTACTTCTTCCTTAGGCTTTGGGTCCACATAACTGATTGTTGAGGCGGAAATAGGCGTAAAAGATATTGAGCCACACCCAGGACATGCATTATAATCGCGTCCTAGGTTAACCTCGGTTATTTTTCTAGGAACCCCACAAAAATCAATAGTGTTAGTGGTAAAACTAAAAACAGGAGATTCAAATGTTACTCCACAATCCTCACACTTATACATATTCTAATCCTCCTTGAAATAATAAGGACATTTTTCAACCCCAACGCTATCGGGATTCACAGGAATATCGTACTTAACAAATAACGTACGAACCTTACAGGTGCTCGCTATTTCGGAACAGTCCTTACAAGCCTCTAACGCCTTCTCGCACAAATCGAGTAAATCAGAAGTTTGAACAGGAGTGACGCTATCAAGTTCTAGCATTTGCTTGTATTCACGAACGGCATCATCTTTATACTTCAATACAACATTCATTTTCTTTGACTCGGTCTTTAGATTATCTTGTTCTAAATCGTCTAACTTTTCGCACTTCATACATAATGATCTAAATATAAATGATTTAGCCATTCGAAGAAACTTAACAGAATCTTTATTACGTCCTATTTTAGCCCATTCATTGGCAGTGTTAGTTACGTAATCCATAAATCCTGTTAAAGTTAACACTTGATTTTTCTCCGATCGATTAAGATAAGTCTTCATTAGTTTATGTCCTTTCTATAACGTTCGAGTTCCATTTGATATGCTTTGGTTGTAAAGTAACCACAAGTCTTGTATTCGTAACAGTATCCTCTATAAACACAGTCTGGAACAGATACTCTTGCTAATTCAGGTTCATATGTGCTTAGTCTCATCAAAAACACTATCCAAGCTTCCCTAGTCTCTTTACTAGCCAGCATACAAAGCCGTCTCCTAGATATATTAATGATGGCCTGCGCGTTAGCTTCACCTTCAACCGATATAAGATTACTTTGTGACCCTTCTTCAGTGCGGTCAATGCCAGTTCTATCGGTCCTACTTGTGGGCACGTGCCATTCAACGCCGACATGATGTCTTGTAAAGTGAGTTTGCACCCACCAAAATATACTGGTCCATTTCCACTTAACAATCAATTTCCGTATCGGAGAATGCTCACAAAGTAACATCCTTCTTTTCCATTCACTAGACGGAGTAGCCCCTGCATCCTTGCCAATAGTAGTCATTGCGGCATCTTTAACCTCTTGCCAATCCCCTTTGATTTTTAAAAAACTAATTTTCATATGTATGTCCTCCTTAATCTGTTGAAGAAAAAAAGAGTGCTATGTAACATAACACTCCCCATCCTCCTAACCTTTTCTTACTCGGCATCAGTGTCAAGTATGTTCAGTTCTTCAATTTCCACATCAACATCCAAGTTGACTTCATCAGACTCGTCATTTCTCGACTTAACCATCACTGTTGCTATTGCTAGTCCAGCTATGGTTCCTCCGATAATTAACGCATTCTTAATGATCGCCTTCTTATTTGCTTTGATAATTGCACCAAATCCATTTAACATAATGATATCCCCTTTCAAAAATACAGTTTAGTTTCATTATAACATGTGTAATTACCGCGAGGGTTAAAACAACCATATAATAAATTTTACAGTCACAGCAACAATACATGCTGTAATTGAGGATATGATTGTATATCCACAAACTTTTCCAAATTTAGTAGCCTCAGGAATATTAAATTTCATAATGACACCACCTTACACCTTAATCTGTTTACCGTTCGGCATAGATATAAATGATTTTTTCTGGGGACTTAGAAAACGCCCCCAACACGTCTCTTTTGACTTTTTCAACCATCCCATAAAAACCGGGAACATCTATTATTTCCCCAACCTTTGGTAAGCGCTTCATAGGTTCAAGATTCATAAGTTTTAGATTCTCGTCAATTAATTGAATCTTCAATTGAAATCCCTCCTAATCTTTATATCCATACCTTGGTTCCACACTAAAATCCAACACGAGACACGGCGTTCCATTCTCGGTTAGCTGGGTACTGAAGTCGGGGTCAATAAGACCATCGTCAATATGCCAACCGAGCATCTCCCCCATTTTAGTACCTTTCAAACCAAGGCCGATATACACTTCATTCAAAGTAATAAACCCATGCAAATCAGTCAATAAGTCCCGACTAAGATCGTTAAGTACTCTTCGAATCTGCTCGATGTCACTCTTGAAATATCTACCAGAAAGCGAGTCATAACATAAAGTCTCTCCAGCGCCAGTGATTATCAATTCCTTATCGCTGACTGGGTTCTTAGTGATACGATCTTTTGCGATCTCGTCCTTAATAGCTCGCTCCTTGTTCTTACCAATAGTCTCGACCACCTTGGCCTGGTATTCTTTAAGAGCTGCTTCGGATAAAGAATATATACTTGCTAGAGCAGCGTTCCTACGTAGGTTAATTGAGTTCGCACCGATAATACAAGCGATGGTAAGTCCCCCCATGACTACGGTTGGGATGTAGCATTTCCAGGTTAGTTTGATGATGTCTTTTTTCGGTAAAGGTGTACTCCCATAAATGAACGTTTCGTCGGAATCAGCTCTCGTTAACCTTTCATCCTGGATAATTTGAAAGGCTTTCGGCGTAGCCTTAATTCCCATCAAAGTAGTAGTAACAAGTCCAGCCACACTTAATCCTGTAAGAATTGTTGGCGAGTTTTTAACCAAGGCTTGTCCGATTTTTTGGACACCGTTTACTCTCATAATAATATCCTCCGTTCTAAATAATTAAAAGGAGTCCTAATTGGACTGTACGATCTTGTGTTCCTTTTTACATCGTATGCATGCAGGACAATGAGTCGGGACCTTCAAGCCCTTGTTAAGAAACCACTGCTCGTGATCTACACTCAAAGTGAATACCACGTTACAAGTCACACAAGTATGTTCGTTAACCAAAATTTCCTCAACCACTAAACCACCATTTGTTGCTTCTGTCATAATATATTCCTCCTCTTCAAATATATCGATAAGAGCTAATTAGGGCTCTATACGAACTAAGTTAAAACTTTTAGGAGTAACGTTTATAGCGGTCCATGCTCCACCGTTAATAGAACAAAGCTTGTTTGCGAGTCTATTATAGTGAGCTCCAGCTTTAAACACGTCATGTTTTAGTTTGACCCCCGCAACAACTAATGTAACTGCCGCTAGTCCTAAGATAACCTTTTCTCGTTTTGTCAATTTTTCCATAGTGATATCCCCCTTCAAAAATAAAAAGGATAGTCCTGAGTGATTCTCAACTCAGGTTGAATCGCTATTCAACGCTCTTCCCTTTCATTATAACGTATGTAAATCCTGCGAGGTAAAAAGAAAGCCTAAGCTTCCTTCTTATCCTTTTTAGATTTCATTACTTCATAAATAATAATTCCAGTTCCAGCTAATACTGCCCCGATAACAAACCCCTTAGTGATATTCGACATCAAAGCGTTTACGTACCCATGATTGTATTCCCTACAACATCGTAGTATAACCGCCGCAACCTCTTTTGATCCTTTAATTTGTTTCCCATCGACAAACTGTATTACGCTATCCTCTGATAATAAATTACTAATTTCATCCATGATAATTCCTCCTAAAATTTATTTTCATTATAGCATGTGTATTTTCAGCGAGGAACTAAATTACTTTTAAGTTTATGAATATTCGCTTTCAACGCCTGAATCTTCTGTAAATGATTATCAATACGCGCTTGTAATACCAATATTGCCGCCTCCTCATACTCTATCAATATTGTTTTCGCATATTCGTCATTTTGTTCTGCAAACCATACAACTGAATTATGAACTACACCTAATTCGGCGGAACATGTAAATCTTAATCTTTTAGCTACAAATGTAGCCACATTGTTATGATTTGTGTAAATACACGTTTGTACTAATCCTTCATGAGTTTTTAACTGACCATTCGATAATAAATACAAATACGCTTTTCCTGTACTACTTTTACCTTTTCCATGATGATCGCCCCCTTCAAAAATAAAAAGAGAGCCTAAGCTCTCCTCCAATTTCTTTCATTATAACGTGTGTAAATCCTGCGAGAAAAAAAAGAAAGCCTAAGCTTCCTCGATGTTTTCTACTTCATAGTATTTTCCATCGACTTCAATTATGCTTCTGTCTTTTAAACCCTTTTTAATTTGCGCGTTAAACTTCACTTTGTTGATCATATTACTAATACCTACAGCAGTTCCTCCTATAACCTTAAGTGTAGCCCCAATTACCACTGGTGCTACTACTATTGCTATAAACCCAATTGCTGCAATTCTAATAATTTCATCGTCTTTCATGGTGTTTACCCCCTTCAAATTCTTTCATTATATCGTATGTATTTTACACGAGGTAAAAAGAAATAAAAAAGTGTAGGTTGATGACCCAACGAAAATCATCATTAAATACCCTTTAACGAGTATCACCCAGTAGAGTGGACTATTGCTCCACCACCTTCGTGTCTTACTGCTCTTTCATTATAACGTGTGTAAATCCTGCGAGGCTGTCTCCGAACCAAACACCAAAACAAATAACCTCAACAACAACTCCTTCTGCCAAGGTTCAAATGGGGTTAAATTACACATTACTAACCAGCCCCCTTAGCTAAAAAGAAAAGAGGATTAGCTATCAAATAGCTTATCCAACTCCTCCATTTTTTTTTCAGCTTGGTTTTTGAATTCTTCACAGGTTAATGTGTCTGGCCCTTGGACAATAAAAGTTCTTAATTCTTCCATAGCTTTAAGTATCCTTTCTGCCTTTAACATATCCATAATGAATTCCTCCTCCAAATTCTTTCATTATAATGTATGTAATCTCTGCGAGCAAAAAAAAAAAGAAAGCCTAAGCTTCCATTTTTAAAACCAATTCATGATATGATGTAACACACATGGATACAGCACCTACTACAACTATGACGGGTATACTAATCTTCAACCCATGAATAGCTCCGGCGACAAAGCCCTTGCAAAATGCTTTTGCAATTCTTTTTCCGTCTTCTATTCCTTGTTTGTGATTATTCCTCTTATCAAAATTTCTGTTTTCGGTATATGTCATATTTATTACCCCTCCTCAAATTTCTTTCGTTATAGGATATGTGTCCTACGCGAGCGTCTATCGACAACCACCGTCTACGACGGATGAAAAAAAAAAGAAAGAGTCCTAAATGGACCCCATCTCCTTTTTAATTCGTCTCATAATTATCATAGCCCAAATCTTTGCGAACGGATACATAAGTAATCCAAACGGCAACATAACCGTATAGAATATTATACTTACCACAACTGGTAGTTTTCTATTCAATAGATAATTTAATGCCTCTCTAACTGATATGTAATCGTTCTTTAATTTTTGTAACATAATAATTCCCCCTTCAAATTCTTTCATTATAAGGTGTGTATTCTACGCGAGAAAAAAAGAAAGCCTAAGCTCTCTTTACCCATTATTACTTTTTTCGATTCTAAGTGTCATGTTATCCGCTTTAAATTGTATCTTAATTTCCGTTTCAACAGTCTTTCCCTCAGCATTTTCTATTGTGGTTGGAATTTTAAATTCCATATCACAATTATGTGCCTCGTAAAGAATCCCCTTCTTTAAAATCATCGATAAAACCGCATCAGTCAATTTCATAACCATTTCTCCTCTCAAAAATATGTTTTATTTTCATTATAACATGTGTATCCTACGCGAAAAAAAGAAAGCTGTTAACTTCCTTAAAGAACTTATAAATCCATTTCCTTAAATTTTCCAGAATTGAGATCGTCCAATGCTCCACGTATTGCTGCTTCTACTGTGCTGTTTTTACCAACCGGTAGATCCAACGTCCATGGAACTCCCGAACCTGTCTCGTCTCCTTGTAACCAATGAATTGAATAGTCAAATCCTTCTACTTTATCAGTAACAATTTCTTCTTTTTCAATTAAGCTATTCTTTATTAAAAACCCAATACCAATTACAGCCCCAACTCCCGCTGCCAAAATCAATCCTTTATGGTTGTCCCATATGTTTTTAGCTCGGTCTTTTACTGTTAATTTATTATTGTTCATAATATAATACCTCTCTTTCACTATAAGGCGTGTATCCTACGCGAGCAAAAAGGAAAGAGCGTGTTAACGCTCAAACCCACCTTCAAGTCTTAATAACTTTTTCTCGTTTTTAAGATTTTCAATTCTTATTTGTAATTTTTGTTTTCTTTTTTTGTTAGCTTTAATGCTCGATGAAAATACGTTTTCCAATCCTTGTATTAATAATAGACCTATAACCCCTTTACTCATCCGCATTCCCTCCTAAAAATTCCTTCATTATAGGGTGTGTAAATTCAGCGAGGAAAAAAAAGAAAGCCTAAGCTTTCTCAATTCCTAATTTAGTTTTCTGTTCGCATAAAATAATTTTTTTGATAGTCATCATATGAGCTAATACACATAGTTTATCTTCTTTACTAAGATTGTTCCATTTTTCACGGTTCATATCAAACAACTCCTTAAAATTTATTTTCATTATAACGTATGTATTCTACGCGAATATAACCCTTTTCGGTCCAAAAACTCCCAAATCGTTTCTAAGCCACATAAAGGCCCTCCTAAGCCGTTTGATCCATCTTTTGGCACTATAAGTCTAATAATTAATTTAAACAGCTTAGAGACCCCTTTATGAAGGCGTTTTTTCTGTAATTGGCAAAAAAAGAGAGCATATGCTCTCAACCTTACTTACTAAGAACTACATTATCGCTTACCAGTATACAAAGATAGTTTTCTGGAATCGAACCATCTCTGAATATAGCAAACCTTTCTGAATTATTAGCATTTAAGTCTAAAATCTCTTTAGCCCTCTCTAGATTCATAAACGTATCTGTTGGTTTCCATTTAAGTACATTTAATCCTTCAATAATACTCACTTTCTTAGCAATGTGTGAATTTATCAAGGCAACAGCAATTACTGCAGCTCCAACAATACACCCCGTTAATAAGATTGGTTCTTTGTATTTTTTGTAGAATTCTTTAATGTTCTTCATAGTATAAACCCCTTTCAAATATGTTTTATTTCATTATAACGTACGTATCCTACGCGAGCAAAAAAAAAAGAAGAAAGGCTAAGTTTCCTTAACCCCATCCCCCACAATCACCTCAACTCTATATTCTCGGCCGTACATACAAGTCGCCAATTCTTAGCAAGGGTCTTATAATGTACATGGTCTTCGTCACTGTCACGTACGTCGAAGTACTTTATACCATCTATCATATAGATAGCAATTACCACTCCGCTATACTCATTGTTTATGTTTTGCACTTCGTCTTGATAATCTGGTAAAGCGATACTCATGACCACATCTCCTTTTTGATAAATTCTGTACATATAGCCCCAAGACAATGTAAAAAATAGAATCCCCAACATTGTTTAAATAAAACTGAAGTAGGGCGTACATCACAAGGCTACCACTAACAATTAATCGGTACATAATTATCCATCCACTCTCTTTTCTGGATACATAACTAATTCCAAACCTACTTCTCTACTCATTTCATTTGCTAGAGGATCTGGATATGGATGAATATATACTATGCGTCGTACCCCAATATTAATTAGCATTTTTGTACATAATATACATGGTTGATGGGTCACATAAAGATCTGCTCCAACTAATGCGACACCATGCTTAGCAGCTTGGACTATTGCATTTTGTTCGGCATGAACTGCTCGGCATATCTCGTGACGTTCTCCAGAAGGAGCACCTAAACTTTCTCGCAAACAACCTATCTTATCACAATGCACTAATCCAGAAGGACTTCCATTATATCCAGTGCATAGTATTTGTCTGTCTCTAACGAATAACGCGCCAACTTGACGTCGCAAGCATGTAGATCTAGTCGCTACGGTCTTAGCTAACAATGTAAAGTACTCGTCCCAGGACGGTCTAGTATTTACTGGTATATCCTGTAACTCAGGATGGTTTTCCTCTAGCATACGTATAAGCACTTGTGCTTGGTCCATTATTTCGCTTTGATTACGAGATCTTTTATCTCCAGTTGCTGCATACTCATGTCTTGCCGATCCACTTTGAGCGTTAAGACTATTACATATTCGATTTATTGTAATGGTATCGATTTTCATTTCATATCCTCCTCAATTATAATCTTTCTGCTCGGCATATTCTGCAATTCCGGACGCTTCTCTTCCATCCACATAGCGCCTAAGATATTCCATGCGGCAGCACAAAGGTGATCTTCATCCGTCGCCCCGTCCATGTACTTTAAAAGATGTCGTAGGCCGCTATCCACCATGTCACTAACGGGAATACCTTTCTCCCAATTCCTTTCTGCGTATTTTTTAGCACCTGCTTCGTAATGCTTTGACAGACGTATAAGCGCGCACGCCGGTAATAAATCACATCGACCTTTACCTTCAGACCTATCTCGTACTGCGCCACTTTCAAATTCTCGTCTGTTGCCACTGTCTTGTATCATGGCGTATCTCCTTACCAATATACCGCGCATAAAGCAGCTCTATTTGAGACCCTTTGCTATCCATGTGATCTGGGTGAAAGTAAACAATATCAGCGGAATCAACCATAGCGAGACAAATTCGCATGTAATCACCCTGAGTCATTCCTCCTGGTAACTCTGCCGGGTTTAAAACAATGTACCCTAGAGTTTCGAAGTGAATTTTAGTTTTTTCAAATTTTTCTTTAAACATGTTGTCTCCACTAATTTTACCAGCAATATAAATTTTCATACATACTCCTCCTTTTAAATTCGAAAAAAGAAAGCCTAAGCTTCCTCCTCTCAATGTGTTCTTAAATATCGAATCGCTACCCATATAAGCCATGCACCACCAGTAACAATTGTCATTATTAAATCGAATATGATACTAGTACTTTTTTGCTGATATTTCATATGAATTCTCCTTTCAAGATTCTATTTCATTATAGGCTATGTAATCTACGCGAGACGGTAAAAAAAAGAAAGCCTAAGCTTCCTCAGATTTTTCATCTCCAACCCATATCTCTGCTACTGCTGCTCCAAGTAATAATAACGCTACTGTTGTAATGCCGACTGTAAATACTCCGACAATCCCTTTTGCTGTTTTATTCATCATAACCTCACCTTTCAAAAATATAGTTTCATTATAGCGTACGTATCCTACGCGAGTAAAAAGAAAGCCTAAGCTTCCTCTTCTTTAATTTCCTCATCCCCATCAAAGAGTCCGTCAAAAGCATCGCTATCAACATTTGGCATAGGTACTTTAATACCACTCAACGCTATTATCGATATTGGTAATGTTACCGCTATCGTAATATTTTTAATAGTATTTTTATTTGTATCCCAAAAATCTCTAAATCTACTCATTTTATTCACTCCTTTTAAGATTATATTTCATTATAGGATGTGTAATCTACGCGAGCGTCTAAAGGCAAAAAGAAAGCCTAAGCTTCCTCTTCTTCATCCCCATAGAAAAGTTCATGTAGATCGTTTTCGTTAATAACTTTGTTCAGTCGATTGACACCATATAACGTTAATACAGCTAATGGCACCGCCACCACTATTATAACATTTTTAACAATATCTTTCTTATCATTCCAAAATTGTTTAAGTCCTTCTCCCATAACATTTCCTCCTTCAAGAATATCTTTCATTATAGCGTATGTAATCTACGCGAAAAAAGAAAGCCTAAGCTTCCCTTTTGACAATATCATGTATCATTGGTTGTTTTTTGAGTATATTCATTTTGTTTATTACGTTAAGTATCTCATTATTGGCATCTTTTCGTCCTTGATAATATTGTGCTTTAGCGACACATATACTAGCAATAACTAAACATCCAAACACAAGTGCTACAGTTTTACCTTCTATTAACATACATATTCCTCCTTAAATTAACATACAATTGTCATTATAACATATGTATCCTACGCGATGTAAAAAAAGAAAGCCTAAGCTTTCCTTAAATTAAACTTTTCAGTCCTTCATACATTATTTCATCGTTTTTAAAATATCGTACTTTAATCCTTTCGAAATCGTTTTCGCTTCCTTTACAGCATATTATGTATACCTCATCCACCTTGGAACCATCATCGTCCATCACAATATCCGTTTCCCGAAGATCGTGAGTGGTTATATGATTTTGTCCAAGAATTTGTCCTATATACACAAGTGCCCCTGAAGAATGTTTAACGATCACATTAAAATTAATTACTTCCATAATTAAACCTCCTATAACATATTTCATTATAGGCTATGTATTCTACGCGAACCCCAAACAGGCAAAAAGAGAAGGCATGTTATTTAAACACGCCCTCGAAGGACAAACCCCAACGCTTTTGTGGTGATTATATTCGCTTTTTCATATCCCATTATTAAGGCTATTCCTAATAAGTTTCCCGCTATAATAGCTATCGTGTCTGGCGATATACGGTGTGAACTTTCGTTCGTCTTAACCTTATATAACTTTTCAAGATTCTCTACTATAGCAGAATACTCCTTTGAATGTACCTCATAATTTGACATATCGATTATAATCGAATCAATCTCCTTCTCTAAGTTTGTTCGTTTGTCTTTTTTGGTGAATTGTGCAAACACATTATGCCTCTCCCTTCAAGACCTCCATCTTTCATTATAACGTGTGTTATTATCGCGATCAAGTCTATATTTAAACTGGTGTTCCAGCATCTGTATCTTTCAATATATTTTTCATATTCGTAACGGCTTCTTCAATTAATTTTTTAACTTCGCTTTCCGAAATAAAAATCTTTAAAACCCACGGCAACCTACTGTATATTATTCCGATCGCGTAGGCATACTTTTGTTTTCCAGCACCTTGAATATCAAATTTCCTCTCAGCCGCTAGAACAACTGAAAGTATTATCCGTTTCGCCCTCGTTTTTTCTCCTCGGTAGAACAGCCATCCGATGAATAAAGCAAATAACAGGATCATCAGCACGTTGTACGTCAAGGTATTCGGGTTCAAAAAGTTCGTCAAAGTCATCATTATAATCAATCCCTCCTTAATTTTAATGGGAATTGTTCGGCGTAAAAGCCTAACCGCTTAATATCTTGTATGGCTCTCAGAACCTTTGACTCAGCAACCCAGACAACAAGATTAACGTCGGGGTCTAAAGCCTCTGTAAAGGCCACAGATGAGGCTATAACGGGCGTAATCGATTCCGAGTAAGGCACATCCACGGCTCGACTTAAACCCCGGCAGATAGCGCTAGAGACCGTCTGATCCCACTTAGGATGTTTCATCAACGCTTCCTCTTTAGGATTGGATATAAAACCACACTCGACCAATAAAGCAGGACCGTTCGTCTCCCTTGTGACGTGTAAATTAGCTACTTTTACACCACGATCAGTAAGACCCGTGGCGAGTATCATTTCTTTCTGTACTTCTCTGGCGATTCGCTCTGCCCAACCACCTAGAGCTTGTACGTACGTAGTAATTCCATGGGCTGTTGGATCAGCAAACGAATCGGCATGAATGGATAGAAAGTATTGCGGGACCCAAGCGTTCGATACATCGGTAACATCGTCTAGATCCCCGTCTTGGATATCGAGTACTGTCCATCCGTTACGACGCATATTTGCAATTACAAGATCCCCGATTTCTTGATTTTGCGTTGATTCCTTGAGTCCTGTTGGACCAATGGCCCCTGGATCAAAAGTTCCGTTATCCTTAGGACCGTGACCTTTGTTAACTGTTAGTTTACCAGGAGAGTTCACATTACGTCCTCCTTATGTATTTTTTGTGAGATTTCGGCCAACTTCACATTGGCGATTTCTTGATTATCAAATACTTTACGAAATAAGTTGAATTGTTCAAGGCGACAAACGCCGCAATGTTTCTGATCTGTTTCGATCATTGACTTCAATGCCGAGTTTACTTCGGTGTTTTTTTCGATTACTTGTATTAAGCGTCCTTCGCGGTCGAAATCCTGTTTCCGCTTTGTTCCATCGATAGAGGCTATGGTTTTCATTACAGGTATAAGCGCTACTATAATCAATGCCACCACCACAAGTAGAGTTATTATAGTACTATCGCTTTGTTTGGCCAATGTGATCGCTGACTCCATTATCTACTCCCTTCTTTGATACCCATAAAAATAAATTTTATTTAAAACGCCTCCCAAATACCATTATGATAAATCTTAACGATTGATGTGGCAGGAGACACCGTTTTATCAATGATTAAGAGTCTCCAACCCTCTTGACCTGCGGGATCTGCTTCCGTAGACAACTTCGTTAAATTCCCAGTAACAGTAACTGGCAAAGATCCCGTTCCCGCGCCTTGAAGAATAGACTCAACACCTTTTATTCCCGCTATCATTGATGTTGATCCGCCATTAATAACCGCTGTGTCATTCTTGCTTCCGATAGAAACCATATCGCCATCGTTGGACATTATAGGGGTCTTATCCACACCCTTATAATACTGAATTAGGATAAACGTTCCCTGCGCTGTGGCCCCGTTTACGAAACGATATCTAGCATACTTTTTAGTAAGTTCTGCCCACGGAATAATAGCCGAAACTCCTGCAGCCACAACTTTTGTTGATGTTGTGGTCCATCCCGAACTGGCTGCGTTGCTCTCTTCAAGATACAGCGTCCCTGCTTGGTCGGTGAACACCCACCCCCTAAACCATCCCTGCGGGGCTTCTCCTGAAACTGGATGAGGCCTATCAATAGCGGCCTGCGTGTATGCGGCATTGGCTAGAAGTGGTGCCCCTATACCATTAGGAGTGTCGAAGAGGAAGTTTGGTATATCTCCATGTGACATTGTAGCCCCAATGACCTTGATGCCCGACGGTAAACTCTCAGTAATTGCAACCCCCGCATTTTTATCTACGATTAAGGCCTTATAGATCGCTTCCAGCATATCTGCTCGATTTATAATTTGATCGTTTTCTTTAAACATTCTGCCACTCATTGGCGACATGTTATTTACACCCATTTAATGTGCCTCCTAATTTTAGTTTTTTCGTTCCGCTTTATTGTATAACTAGTTATACCGTGATACACTATGACTCAGGAGGTGTAACATGACGAAGAAGTTAATGGGAATACGATTGAATCAAGAAACCACCTTAAGACTCGACGCTTGGTCCATAATGCTTAAACAGGAGAAAACCAAAATTATTGAAGAGTCGTTTTTACTATGGGAAATTGCCCATCATGCAACTGAGATAATCAGTGTTCACACCATCGTTGAAGAACTCAAAAAACACTCATTAGCATTCTACGGATTAGATAAGAGGAGTGAATTACCATGTCGACGAAAATATTAAGTTCGACCGCTGAGATTCTGTTGGGTCAATTAATGACTATTACTTGTGACGCGAATAAACAACGAGTCGTTAGTATCCTATCACAATACGATATAAAGCCAGCTTTGGTTGCGATTGGTCATCCAGATCTAACACAAAAGATAAAGCTTTTTCTATCTGGAAAGAAACTCGAAGGACTTGCTGAGTCTACACTCAAAGGATATACGCATGAACTTAGGATTTTCGCTAAACGTGTATCAAAAGCAACGAGTGAGATTACAACAGCGGATCTGAGAATATACCTAAGCGAATGCGACCATCTAAAAACCTCGTCACTAGCAAAACGTCTGTCGGTGCTCAAGAGTATGTTTGGATGGCTTTCCTCAGAAGAGATTATCCAACATGACCCAACCAAGCGTATCCGACCTTTGAAGAAGGAACAGCGAGTTGCAAAGGCGTTGACTATTGAGGAGTTAGAAATGATTCGAGAGGCTTGTGTAAGCCCCAGAGAACGTGCGCTCGTAGAAGTACTTTATGCTACTGGCGGAAGACTCTCTGAGATACAGAAAATGAGCCGTAATGATATAGATTATCAGGCGCTATCGGTGTTAGTCATTGGTAAAGGTAACAAGGAACGACCGGTATATTTTTCGTTTAAAGCCATGTACCATCTAAAGAAATATCTTATGAAGCGAATAGATAAGGACCCCGCTCTATTTGTTTCTGAACGAAGGCCTCATCAAAGATTATCCTGTAGGGGAATTGAGCGAGAGGTAAAAGTGATTGCTAAGAGATCAGAGGTCACTAAGAATGTATACCCACATATATTTCGTCACACTTTTGCTACATTAATGCTCGCGAATGGTGCCGAATTAGCTTCAGTACAAGCACTATTAGGTCACTCTGATCCATCAACAACGATGATATACGTCGATGTTACTAATGAAAAACGTAAGCAATCGCACCATCAATACTTGGTTCAGTAGCCTCCTTTTAGGGGGGGGTTCTTTTTTGCCAATCTGTGTGTCTGATAATGCATCGAATGTGACTTAGTACAAACTATTGTATTCCACGTAAACAACAACGCTACCGTCATTGGGCCATGGTATATCCAATGGTTCAAGTCTTAGATCACCTAACATATCAGTTCCAATAGCAGAAGTATTTGTGTCCAACGCATCAACTTCATTGGCCTTGAGACCAATTGTACGAACCCCAATGGTGTTAATACGAATATCGGCCTTTGTATTTCCACCTACCTTAACCCTCATCCGAACATTGGTGGTTGATGCAGTAACAACATGAACGACAATTCGTTCGACGTAATGATTAGGTGCCAATTTATATTCCGTTGATACTGCCAAATTAGTTGGAACAGGTAATTTAAACGTTCTCCTTGACATTGGTTGGGTTACCCCACCAAATGCCAGCCCTCGCAATATGTTTACATTCCTTTCAATATTTGACACTATCGCACCAATAGCTGATGTAAAATCAAATAAATCCTGTATAACAGATTTTACAGCCCACCCTTCACTCCCCATATACAACCCCCTGTTGGCACTATTTAACAAAATAACAGTCCCCAACATAACACTTTTATAAGGGTGATCAGTAGAAGCACAAGTGAAGTATGACCCGTTAAATGAACCATTAGTGAAAATAGAGTCTATTCTAAGAGAGTTCCTTGTTATGGGGTTTGTTCCTCTCACTAGAATACCACAATCAGCAGAAACACCATCATCATTAGAGACAAAGGATTTTACATGTGTACTAGGGAAGTCAATAAGCAGACCGTCCGAAATATTTCCCTTGGTTGTTATTTCATCTATAAAAACATTGAAGTCGTTATATGAAATTCCATGTCCTGAAAGAATGACGTCTGTTGCAGACCCCGAGGTAACAACTACACCCCTTTGATTATAATTAGAGGATATTTTACCAATATGGATATTTTTTAAGCCAATTGGCCGTGATGCAGAATACTCAATGTCAACTCCTGCTCCACTGTTAACATCCGAATTCCCATTTCGTTCTGCTGAAATATATGAAATTTCAAGACTATCTTCAACATTCGTTATTGCTACACCTTGTACACGATTTTCATTAGCGTAAATTCTCCCAACACTACCTTTGTTAACATAAAAATAGTGTCCATAGTCTGCAAAATTTTCACACCACACATTATCAATGTCAGGGATATAATTTTCTGAGGGAGTGAGCCAAACGCCTATTGAATCAGCAAAATCCGTTGCTGATTCGCCATCCCAATTTCCACGCAATAAAAGGTTTCTCAGCCTAAAACCTGTACATAATATCCCATCCGGTTTAAATACAGAATTTACATTAGTATCGGTTAAACTAGGTGTGCCTATAAGGCGTATTTCAGGTATTCCGCCAACCCCAACCAAATTAACTTTAGAGACTTCACCTGATCTCACCAATGCCGATGTTATCCCATAAAAAGTTATAGGCATTGGTACAATAACACGTTTTCCAGTTGCAATGGCGTCTCTAAACTTTTGCGTCTCGTCCGATCCATCACCTATTGCTCCGAAATCCCTTACTGATACATTCTCTGCCAACTCCGACGTATGAGTATCGACTAATTCCTGTAAAATTTTAATTTTTGGTGCTCCCATTGATTAACCTCCTTTTATTTCGTATAATGCGTCTACTGCGACATTAGTTTAGCTTTAACACCGCATACCCATAACCACCAGTTACTGCTATTTTAATCCCATCGTAACTCACATAGTCGCTACTTAATACAAACGAATCAGTCTTCTCTACCACAGTGATTTTTTTATTAAGCATTGAAACTGGCAAAGACAAAACTTTGTCGATATTAACGTGATAATCTAACATTAGATAAATATCATTGCTCACCTTATACCAACTAATATTTGTCGCGTCCGTATCTAATCCGTAGTTAATAGGACACCTAAACGCTACCATATCAAAGTTAGTATTCGCAGGGATGAGATTATCTGGATATTTTATACTATTTAAACTGATCCCTTTCGGATATTGCTTCTTGGTTGTGTACATATAGAAGGCACTATCAATTAGGTCTTTCCTAACCGATGGTTTACCAATACCAATCTCTGGGCAGTATCCAACAGTAAAACCAAAATTGCTATTCTTTAATCCTTCGCTTGTTTTGGAAAACTGAATGAATCGGTCAGGTGGATTATCGGCAATAGACCATGTAGCTTTTGTCACTTCAACAGAGTCTGGAATGTTGGTTATGTCTTTTATGCTCTCAAAATCATAGGTATTAGAACCAACTACGAATGGAATTGTTTTGGGGATGTACTCAAATAAATTTCCGCCACTTGGCATGACATTAGATATACTTTGAATAAATCCAACGTAGGTTAGCTTTACCTTGTTGTACGTTCTCAGGCTGTGGTTAACAACACAAGCACCATTGTTTTGAAAAGTGTATGTTATAGTCATTCTTGCATCATTAGCAATAGAAGCATTATCAAACGCTGGTTGTGTACTTCCTCCAACTAATGATCTTACATAAGCCAAGATTCCACTAACACTTGAAATATCATAAGCATCGACAACTTGTAGATAATCACAAGAATAAACACCTTCAGCTATCAATTCGGTCTTGCCATTAATTAATATCTTCCTTGTCTCATTCTTGATTGAAGGATAAAGCATCGTTAATGTTTGTACTGTGAATGTGATTGTCCCTGTATGGGTCGCACCTAGAGAGTGGGTCAGTGTGCTACCACCAGATATTGCAGTATCAAATAGCCAAGTTCCGTCAACGGCTATGTTTTCAGACATTACCCAAATATTATCAACATCAACGATTCGCATAATGTACCACTTTGTAGCAGTAGCGTCTACCCATTCAGATCCTACATCTTGAACAGTTTTTCCATGTGCGGTGCAAGCAATTGATCGTATATAGTTTGGCCCATGATTTGCGCCAATGTAAGTGCCATTGTAATTTGCGGGGCAAATATCATCAGTTGCATTTTTCAACAGTGTCATTGTAGTCGTTGGTACATTAATGTCCGTCGTTGCAATCGGTATTAAGCCGATGCTATCAAATTCAATTAACTTATTTTTAGTATAATCACCCGAACTTCTAAGCTCCATTTTTTGCACTAAATCATTTGCAACATCCCATGTTGTTCTGACATACAGGAAATCACCACTTTTAATAACCTTTGTGGAGAATGACAACGAATTAGCAATTGATGATTTTAATGAAACGATATCAGTTTGAGCTACTGCGAGACTTGGCGATTGGAAAATATCCTTTAATGTCTGATAAGCAGAACCATAAGCTTCGTAAACTGTAAAATCTGTTCCAGCTTGAAATTGTACACTATTTTTATAAGCGTCAATGAGTGGTTGGGTTAATGCAAATGTATTAGATTTAAGTCTTACGTCAATAAATCTAATAAGGGAATCCGATGCAATCGTCACGACTGTTTGTATTCGTTCATTTACGACTTTTTCTACATAAGTGATACCATATGCTACAGGGTAACCAGCCACAACCCTATCAAGACCTATATAATTTGAACTAGCCCCAAAACATGATATTACTCCTAATAAGTTATCACTGTCACCCATAATACTCGGTTTTGATATTACATAAGTATTACCTGGCGAAACAGGCATTTTGCCAGACATAATAGCATAATCCAAGGCGGCATATATACCAGTATCATACCTTGCTATAACACCTGTCTGGATTAGACTAGAATCATATAGATTTATACTATTACGTACTGTAAATGCACTAGAAAAATACTCTTGCCAATACAGGGTATTGCTTCCAGGAGTCTTACCAATGTTGCCACTAACTTGTGATGCCCACATTTTACCGCCATATGAAATTATATCGGTCGCTGCGTAAGTTGTCCCTACTGCCCATGCCGTTATAACTCCACCTCCTGCGTTACCGATAGAAGAAAGTACTCCATTTACATCAGCAACGATTGAAGAACCATCTACTTTGACTCTCCCAAGAACAGTGGTAGTTGCGGTTACTGCAAGTTCTGCCTTCGTCGCACTTTCGGCCTGATACGTCTCAAATCGTTCTTTAATGTTACCGCTCACATTCGATAATTCAACATCAGTAACCCCGCCGGCTTGTATTTGTGAGCCAGCGATCGCTCCAGAGGCAGAGTCAACGATGGCTTTATGCACCCTGAACACGACAGTATCGTCAATATCGAGCGTCCAACCTAGTAAATCAACACCTAAACCGTTTTCGTTCTCCGAATACTCCATATCCTTGGTTAGAAAATCGCCATTATAAATGATGTCAAAATAGTCGGAATCTGGATTATACGATGGTAAATTTATAGGTACGAACGACTCGTTCCCGACGCTAATATATGTCGAGGTCATTATGGCATCTCTACCAAGACTTAATGTGCTAGCTACATTATCTACGGCGGTTTGTATTACCTCGAATCGTTCTTCGCGTAAATCTTCAGATACGTCTCTTAATTCCTCAGCGGCATTAAACACAGAGGATCTAGAAGCTTCGCTAGCGTTAAAAGTAGCAGTTCTATCGTTCTGACTTGTTGAGAAAGTATTGGCTCTGGCGGCTTCGTTCACGTTAAAAGTACTTACCCGTATATCCTCAGCCGTTATTCTAGAATCTTCACCAATCTCTCTTAATTCCTCAGCGGCATTAAACACAGAGGATCTAGAAGCTTCGCTAGCGTTAAAAGTAGTTGATCTGCTACTCTGACTCGTCGTGAATACATTAGCTCTATTCGCCTCATCAAGATCAAAAGTGGTTTGCCACTCCTCCAACGCACTAACAATACTGGATATATATTTAATACTTAATAATCCAATACTAGCGTCCACGTAAAAGACAAACGTCGTAGACGATAAAACGTCAGTTCCCTCGGTAAAAACTATTTCCGCTTCAACTTTACCGTCTACGGCTAGCGTAGCAGCTTTCAACACACATTCAAACTTACCTGTTAACGCGTCCAAGATGGTTACGCCTGTTGTGCTATCTTGGGTAACTACCGCACTATCCGAACGTAAAAAATTGAATTGTACAGTTTGACCCGTTATATTTACAGGCAATCCCTCATCAACCAGAGTGATCTCCAAAACAGAAGTACCAGTATTACCTTGTTTAAACAAAGTGTTATTGGTAATCATTTTACTTTTTAAATCGATTATGAGTTTATATCTATTTTCCAAAATGACACCTCCCATTTTTTAATAACAAACTACCACGCAAATTCTTTGACTTGCGTGGTAGTTTGTGCCGCCATGATTTGGTCTCTCATTTCATAATAACGAGCCATTTTAGCATCAATATGCAATTTAGATTCGTTATAAAGTACTATAAATTGTTCTCTCGTGTGGAGTATCACTCCGGCATCCTTTGTAGTCCAATTTAAAGATAAAACGGTTGGGTTTAAAAGTAAAGAGTTCATTTCTCGATTAAAGTTTGTCTGCCATTCTTCGTTAAACTTGTACAAATGCTCTACACCTGTACAGGAAGAAGAAAACCCGTTAAGAATGTCGAGATTACAGGCGATATCAATCTCTTCGATTTTAGATTGTTGTGCATATGGAAGATTAACCGAATCTGGAATTGGCGTATACATCGGCTCTCCATTTACATATGTGTAATCGGGATAATTTTCTATGATGTGTTTATCGACGACGTCGTCGAGATATAAGCTGGTCAATTTTCCACGCTTAATTAGACCCGCTATTGGATAAGGGGCCTCACAGGAATAGATAAACTTTCCATATTCATCGTAAAACAAATACATTCCTACGTCCCCCTACCAAGGCTTAATCACTAAGTCGACTCTACTAATATAACAAGTACCTATGGTAGCTTTAACCGCCACGTATATATCCTGACCAGGAAATATAAAGAAATCTATGACCGTTCTTTGTTTTATGAACTCGGTCGATTGAGTGGTCATATGTGGTAGGGATTGCTCATAAGGCTCCATATATACATACGGAAGACCGTTAGAACCAAATATGTCGATCTCACCCATACCACCACTTGAAACTTTCCAAGTCACTTCAAGCGCCATCCAACCTAATTCCGATTCAGCACTCATAGTGTGCAAAAGAGACGCTGTCGTAAGAGCTGTAAATAAGGTCATACTGGATTGACCCATGGTTAACGCTTTATACTCGTCAGATGCCGTCGATACATATGATTTATGATCTGGATAATACAAAGCAGTGTAAACTTCTTTAACTACCGAACCAGCTTCTCCTGGAACTCCATCTGTTCCCTGGAATATTTTCCAAGAGTAATAAATATAGTTCGAACTCTGAGAAGAACTAAAGTCCGTATAGGTCCCAATATATTTACCACTTGTATAATTGAATCCAGTACCGGAAACGTCCTCAGCATACGCTATGTGTAAATATGTCGTCTGACCATCGTCGCCTTTAATTAGACTCCAAGCATAGTCAGATGGAATTGAGCTCTCGTCAATACTCTCTTTATTGGTAGCTATTCCTACGTATTTTTTCCCTGTAGGATTGTCACTCATGTTAGTGCCAGCAGAATCATCGGCATATCTAATCCAAGTATAACCACTTATCCCAGGTAGTCCTTGATCACCAACAACTTTAACCCATGTGTATTTTGAGTAATCGTCTGAATCAGCCAACACATTGTCTACGTACGTCCCCATGTATATACCAGAGGCCTCGCCATTATCAGCGGTGAAGGGCGTTCCACTACTATAATTGGAGTATTTTATATGGAAATAAGACGCTTTGGTATCGGCATAGGTTTTCGCTGCGGATACAATAAGTTGCCATAGTATCCCACGCTGAGCATAGTACGTTATAAATTTTGTATCAAATTCGACCCTCGAAACAAGGGACGTTGACGTGGTGCTTAAAATTGGAAGCGTGTTACCAACAAGGACTGTGATGTTTAAATAATTATCTAAAGCGATGTACGCAGACGTATATATTCCAGCATTTACCCCGTATGTTCCAGCTTGGTTAATCAGGCTTTGATGATCCAAGACTATTGCGTCCCATATCGGCTTTAAAGATTTTACTTTTTCACTATTTGTTATTTTTCCGTTATCCGCTATTTCGTCCAAATCAAACATAGCTTCTTCGGCAGCTATTTGAGCGTTTTCAGCCGCTAGTTGGGCTTTTGCCGCAAGTAGAGAGCTACCCATAGCTATTCCCTGAGGAACCCCATCTGTTATCTTTGTGAATATGTCGGCGTACGAATCCGTTGTGGCACTACCATGAAGCACTTCCAAGGCGCATCCTTGGAATAAGCCTGGTACACCTATGAAGGCGTATGGAAATTCACCAACACCGGTATTTATTCCCGATCCACCACATCTTACAACCGCGTCTAACAACGTCGTATTCCATCCAATCGAATCGTTAGACGTAAGAATTACGATTACTGTATCGTTCCATGAATTCAGATTTGTGGCTAAGGCGTTCCTTGTCGCGTCGTCTAAAAAGGTGTCGTACAGTTGAGCAAAAACGACATCTAAAGTTTCCCGACTAAGAACCGTTAACATTAACCCTCTACCGGATATACTACAGGCTTCGATTTTCTTTTTGTTGAGCTTTAAATAACGCTGTCCGCTCTTCGCTCCAGTTCCTCTGATGGATAGTTCTCCGTCTATTGTGAATTCTGGAGTCTTTAGAGTTATAGCGTTTTCCAAAGTTAATTTTGTACTCATCACTAATGCGAACTTATCAAGTAAGGCTTTTTTATCTACGGTCTTCATTTTTTTAGGATAACTGTCTAACGATAGATCAACCCACTTGTTTAATTCCACTTGTAGTCCAGTTGTGCCCGTTAGTGAATCACGATATTTAGTCACTAGTTCGGGCGTAACCGCCATATCCTCAGCAATAGCTATTACATGAGCACTTTCCGCGAGTATGGTATCAAAAGAAGCCTTAAGTGAAATAGACTCTGGATAATCAAGAAAACCATTTTCAGCGAACATCTTTATATCCGTTTGCATACTTATAATAGCAACGCTTAACTCGAAGGCTTGTTCGTCCGCATAAGTTAATAGGTTATCAATCTTTATACGCGACATTACATCATTCAAGGCGGTTTTACTTGTTTCAACATTTTTTAATTTATTGTTTATGGATTTACCTTTACTTACGGAAATGTTGATATAACCGCTATCTGGATAATTTGTTGTCCCTATCAAGTCGTTCATCACAGATAATGCGTCCGTCATAGAACTTTTAAAAGTATTTTCTGTTGTAGTTAGACTGGTTAAATCAGCACTTAGATCATCAAGTAATAATTTCAATCCGTCTGCAATAGTGATGACGTCGTTTGATTCGGTTTCGACGGCGACAAATAAGGTATTTAGCGCAATAGATTCGTCTTGATAGATCTTTCCATTTTCAATATGAATATTGGCCTGGGCTTGAAATGCGCTTAACGCGGTATTTAACTCGGCTACTTGATTCTCGACATATCGCTTTCCGTCGTCTTGTCGACCTTTACTGATTGCGTCATTGAGTAGCGACTTGGTATTTTGGACGTTCTTAAACAGCGTACTAATCGCGACCATATCCCCTGCTAGGACCGGTATCGGATATTTAATCTGATCAATCCATTTACTTCTTAATTCGGTGTCGAGAGCCGTTAACGCGTTTGAATAAGCCTCTTTTTCCGTGATGATTTCTAGAGTTCCAGCGATACGAACAATATCTTCCGACTCAGCTTTAAGTTGCTCAAGATCGAGTTTCAAAGCTCTGGCCTCGGTCAGCGTAATCCAACCGTCAGATGAAAATTTATCTACATCAGTAATCAATTCGGATAATTCGGTATCCAACTCTTGAATTTGAAGGTCCAGATAATTTGATGCTTTAATCAGATCATGTTTTACAGTTTGTATAGCATCCGCTACGCTTTTGGCTATATTAGATTTAAAATTTCCCAATTCAATTTTTTCAATTTGATTTGTTACGCCATTCTTTGTCGTTTTTATGACTTTTGCTTTTAGATTAACATTCATCCTTGAATGTTTTATGGTCACTGTATCCCCGAGTTCGACAGTTTCTAATATTACATAATTCTTGTATTCCTCGGTCTTAGATAACTCAACCAAGTCAATTTTGTAGTTGAACGTTGGTATATCGATCTTAGAATCGATCAAGAAATTGGTTGCTGCGAGTCTCAATTGTATAATTGCCATCTCTTCAGTAATTAACAGAGTTTCGTCAACGCCAATATCGCTAAAATCCAGAGTTTTAATAACTGGATTTGGATAGTTGTCAATATATGGACTGTCGACGTACTTCTCAGGCAACAAGAGTTCATTATTACCAATTGGCATCAGGCGCGTACAAAGGCCCTCTGTGGTAAGTGTTTCTTCGATACCTTCTATATTCTTCCCATAAGCGATTAGGACGCCTCTATCAAGCCCTCTGGCCTCTAAGAGCTTAACTGAGTAGTTATCCATAACGAGTTCGCCACCCCATGTGGATATAAGCCCTTCGGAACCGAGAATCGCCTCGACAGGATTCATACGAGTAATCGTTTTAGTATTGACCCCTGCGATATCACTAGTGACCTCAAAATTATGAGTATATTGAGTCGCGCCTAATACCGAAGTAAGTGCCGAGGCACCAGACGTTTCGGTCAATGTTAAACTCTCAATGAAATTTCCGAGTAGATCATAGAAAATATGACGAGCATTAACTTTAACGTCGGTTAATGTCTTTACTTTGCGATAAATCCTAAATAATTGATCATCAGCTTTTATAATATTATCTTCTAATAGATATTTCCACTTACCTCGCGCATCTAATGGATGGGTTAATTCAAGTTCGTACATACCATTGAGACCTTCGGTTAATGGTGCAGAAATAGTTTCAGACAACACAACCAAACCGTTATTATTAAAGTCTGCACATTTACTACCATATACGTTAATCATTATTTCCACCGCCAATTAGGTGTAATTTCAATTTTACTAACAGAACCGATCCAATTTATGACATTTATATTTGGTGTGAGTTTTGGAAAATCTCCAATCATATTTGAATTTTTGAGTACGTCGTCTTTAAAACAATCCATTATGTCACTATCGATTGTTACGTACTCCGAGACGTCCGTGAGAGTTATCAACCCTCCATTAATCATTAGATATATAGCTCCGTCACCATAAACTTTAATGATCGGATCGCTCTCATGTGTCCCGCGACCATAGATGGTTCCTTCGCCGTACATAGCCTCTTGGGCGGTAATGGTGATCGTTGGCGAATCGATCATCTTGGCGAACGGTTGACAATCAAAGACCACAACAAATTTATGCCATTGACGTATTATACGACTAAACGGTATTTGATTCATTATACTAGCTTGATACTTACGATCTGGTTGGTTTGAGAAAATAACTTCTCCAGATCCGTCTAACCAAGCTAGTATTCTATCTACCAACGCGATATCCAACAGTGTACATTCGCAAGACTTAACGACACTTCCATAGGTCCCAAAATCCTCGGTTAGAAAACCATTCCTTCCAGGTATAAAAACCTTGTTTATGTCTCGATTAACTTTGACGATTGGGGGTAACTCGTTTACCAAGATCCCCATATCCTTACTAGAAGTATTGTTATATACGAAATACGGTTCGCCCATTAGTTACCACCCCTTCCGGCTATTATTTGCTGTCTGTAGAATTCCAATTCCTCAGCGAAGGCCTGAACGTCCTGTGTTCGGTTATTGATAAAATTAGTTACAGTTACGGCTAGACCACTCCCTTGATTTGAACTGGGTGCGCCATTAGGTGTCTGTTTAGCGATGGCGGAACTTAGACCAGCCCTTCGATTCGCGTCCATATTAGAAATAGACGCCGTCTTACTTCTAATATCGTCCACATTGATGGCTTGCGATCTGTTGAAGACTGAGTTTAGACCTTTATTGATGTTTGTCAGGTCTATTACCGGACGAATTGTTGGCGTAATATCCATATTTCCACTAACGATGCCGACAATATTAGATACAGCACTTCTTAAAGATTCTTTTGCAGTCATGGCAACATTTGAAACTTCGTTAACAACTACGCCAGAAAACTGTCTTAATCCACCAGCGAAACCCTCCATGGCATATCGTCCAACTTTTGCGAATTCTTTTGATGGCGATTGTATGCCAAGTGTCTCATTAGCCGCGTTCAATGCTTGTTTAGCCGCGTCTGAAGTAGTCTTAGCCAATAACACAGCCTGACGTTTAACTCCTTGTGTTATACCGTCTATAATGTTTACACCAACGCTTACCCAATCAGGTTGTTTAAAAATGTTTTGCGTATCGGTAACGATCTTTGTGAAGTCGTTGTTGGTTTGGGTATTCAAATCTTTGACTTTTGTCTCCCATTTTGAATTGAACTCAGTGAGTTGTTCTTGAGTGTTTGAAGTTATAGCAGCAAGTTGAGTCTGGTATACATCTTTGAGCTCAACCAATTGAGTATCGGTTTGGGTATTCAACTGTGTAATTTTCTTGTCGGACTGTTCTCTCATATCACCAAGTTCTCTTACGGCTTCACCCTTTGATTGTTTGTGTTTATCCTTCCATAAAGCCACGTACTTATCCAATTCTGGTTTTAACAATGAGTTTAGGGCTTTGACTTTTTCAAGTGCGGTTGGGCCCATCTCTTCAAGCTCTTTTATTAAGCCGTCGCTAATGCCTTTCTTCGAAAGTGACTTTATGTTCTTCTGCCACTCATCAAAAGCTGCGACTTGTGTTTCCAAGTTTATAACTAATTCTGCACCGGATACAGCCTCAGATTCTCCAAGTTCATCGAATAGTCCATACGTCTTATACAAGGAATCAGCACGAGACTTAACGGCCTGTCTATACTCATCATTTACAGAGCGTATGTCTTGTTTTAGCTTTTCATTAATACCTTTCGTTTTAGCGTAGTAATCATCTTCCAATGTTTTTTGCTTTTCGAGTATCTCTTTTTTAAGACGATAGACCTCCTTATCGGCTTTTTCTCGCTCCTCTGTTCCGGCGGCATATTTACTTTGTATGTCTTGCCAAGCAGAAAGTTCTTCGATCAAACTAAGTTGATTATAGTATTTCCGATCATCAATTAACTTGATCGATTTGTCAAATTCTTCTTTGCGCGCTTTCTGTCTTAACTCTGACGCTTTACGATCAGTTTTATCGCTCTTGGCGATTTCTTTTTTACTCGCATCCGAGACTTTCGTAGCCATAGTTTTTGATTCTTCGACTGCTTTTGGGGTGTCTTGTTTTATTCCGTTTTTTAAGCCAGCAACAATGTTCGCTCCATAGTCTTGGAACACTTTACTTGGTGAGGCTATACCTAAGGCGTTTGCCGCCGATTCGTTTACTGCCTTTCCTAAATCGCCAGCTGTCCTACTCGCTTCTGATTGCGTACTCTTTAATCCGTCAATTAATTGTTCGCCAGAACGTAGTCCCATCTCCGTGAATACTTTAGATGGAGACTTTATACCTAGAAATCTTTCAGCACTATCAATCGCTTCGCCAACTATTCCAGTTATAGCTTTAGATAGTGATCCAGCCATGTTAACAACACCTTTGACTAAACCCTTAACGATGTTTCCGCCAACATCTATAATTTTAGGAAGTAGATCTATAATTGCTTCAATAATCGCCGCTATAAGATTGCCAACCGCGTCGTATAACTGTTGATGGTTGTTTCTAATAGCGTCAGCTAATCCGTTTATGAATGCAATAATTACCTTGAACGCTGCGTCTACTATGGCTGGGAGTTTAGACACTACCCCAGCAATAAATTGTAATATGACGTCGATGCCGGCTTGTACTAGTTCTTTGAGGTGCTCAGTAACGCCCTTAAGAATTCCCAGAACAAGTCTCATTCCAGAATCAATCATCTTAGGAACAGCCGCAACAAGAGCGTCTAGTATCGACACTATAAGCGCCATAAGAGTTACGATTACTTGTGGGGCAACTTCAACAATTGTTTGATGCATGGATAACATTATCTGTTTCATGGCGTTGGCTATTGTAGGTGCTCCCTCACCAAGAATCTTCGCAAATTCGATAATGCTTGTGGCTAATGTTTTAAACACTAATGGTATCAATCCTATATAACTACTTACTATAGCAACTAAGGCTACCGATCCAGCTACTCCTGAGACCGCTAATGCGGAAAGTCCGGCTGAGAAGGCCAATATTCCAACCCCTACCGCCAAACAACCAACGCCTAATATAACCATGGCGCCAGCTAAAGCTAAAAGCGCAGGAGTCAACGGTGCTAAAAGTAAACCCGCTAATCCGATGACCCCGAATGCCCCAGCCAAAGCGAGCAGACTAATTCCCACCGCAGTTAGAGACATACCTCCAAGAGTTTGTAATGCTTGAGCTAGAATGGCGACCGCCCCCGCAAGAATAAATAACGCAGTCGCATCTAGAACTTTGTTTTTCATTAGTGCGAATGTGGTAACGATGATTCCTAGAGATCCAGCCATAGCTAATAGCCCTTTTGATATTTCTTCCCAAGACATTTTTCCAAGCGTTGATAACGCTTTTGCTAATATGGTTATCGTGGTTGCAATGTCAAGCAAGGCTAAAGATTGAAATAATATATTCTTCGGAAGAGTCTTAAATGTCACGACTATGATTCCCAAAGCTCCAGCTAAGGTGGTTAACCCTCTTGCAATCTCTTCCCATGACATTTTTCCCATCTCACTAATGGCTTTTGCGAATATAATCATGGCTGCGCCAAGTATTGTTAACGAGAACGCCGTAGAGATTACATTTTTCACATTACCAGTAAGATTAGCGAATAAGGCAACTTCGGCTAACACGACTCCTACCCCAAGAAGGCCTTTAATTAGCGACACTGTATCTATTTCACTAAACTTTTTGACAGCAACGCCTAATACGTTTATAGCCATAGCCAGAACTACCACTCCAACGCTTTTAGTCACACCCATGCCACTTAGATCTACGACTTTCATGAATAGAGCTAGTTCCGCCATCAGTACTCCAACGCCTATAAGTCCATTCGTCAAACCAGCTTTATCGACAGCACTAAGTCTCTCCACTGACGAAACAAGAACACGTATTGCCGTTCCGAAAACAATAAACCCAATTGACGCTCTCGTTAGACTTCCAGATATACCGCTTAGAACCTTTGATGAGACTAATAGTATACCTGTTAACGCCGCCACTGCAGTAAGGCCTTGTTGTAGGGCATCTTTATCTATTTTAGACAGGATAGTCATTGCATGTGCTAAAATAAGAATTGCAACAGATAAACCAAGCATTTCGGTAGTAATTCTTGTCATCGCTATAAACCCTAGACCACCAGAAACCTTTTCGAATAAAGCCATGGCTCCAAAAAGTTGTAGGAACATCGTGGTCATTGCAGCGAGGGCCGATGCTAATTTGTTAGAATCGATAGATGCTATAGCGACGAGGGCTACGGCTAATATACCAATGGAAATTGCAATTTTCATTAGAATTCCAGCTTTTAATGAGTTCTGATAGGCTTCTAAACTCCCTCTAAGATCCCCGAGAATACCTGTAAAATTCCCGAGAAAGCTATCGGCATTCTTAGTTATCGATGATATCCAATCTATAAATCTACCAATTCCAAGTGCGATGGCCATTAATACACCGCCTTGTGCGGCATTAACTACACCATTAAAATCGGAATCCTTAAACGCGTCAGTGATAGCCGTTCTGATTTTACCAATGCCGGCGCTAATCATATCTGCGAGTTTATAGAATGTCTGTGGTACAGCCTTAAGACCAGCTAATATGCCAGAAAGCATGGAGTCCACCATCTCGCCAAGCGTTTCGAGAGATTTGAACTTCTTAGTAACGTGATCAGACAAAGAGTCGATACCTGTCGTATCAGCGTTGCTAATAGATTTAAACGCGCCAGTTATGCTAGTTATAGCCATTGTAATTCCATCAGCAATCGGCTTAATAAGATTTCCGATTTTTTTAATAACAACGTTAAATGAGTCCGAAGACTTTATGGCATTATCTATGGCTACTAAAAATTCACCAATACTACCGGTCATGGCGAGAAAACCCCCGCCTGCTGGAATTAGATACTGAATCACGGCACTAAGACCGCTGGCGATAGCGAACAACGCCTGCTTACCAATGTCAAGTATGGCAAATAATCCTTTGAAAGTGTTCTTTATGTTGTTAGAGGTTTCGTCTCCTATTTTGAAGTTCCTTGATAAATCCCTTATCGATTCGGAAATTTTAACAAGCCTTTCGCCGGTCATTGGTGGAAAGATCTCACTGAACGCATCACCTATTGGATCTAGGACTTCTTTAATTCCTTTAAAAGAGTTGAATAATGCTTCGATTATGTGATATCGTCCGTCGTTAGCCTTCCAGAAAGCAAGCATCTTGTTTCTAGCATCCGCGGATGCTCCTGCAATGGCTCCAAACCCATCGTTAATGGCTGTGAAGAAACCGGTCGCCTCTTCTTTATTACCTATAACATTTTCCCACGTCTGAGCCCATCCGGATTGAACGGATTCTCTCATAGTGCTTAGTAACTGAGTTAAAGTTTTGACTTGAGTCGCGGCGTCGATTAGCGATTTATCTTCAGAAAACTTTGCGAGTGTCTTCGTTAGCACTTCGGTGGTTATCCAACCGGATTCCAATGACTCTCTGAATGATACAGCCATATTTCGTCCGTTACCAAGTTCTTTGGCGGTTTTCTCCAAGGCTTTCTGGAATAATTCGCCGCCCATTCCGGCACTAATTACAGATTGCCAATCCATAAGTCTAAGCGTTCCAGATGATATGGCTTGGGAGAGTTGATACATAGCTGTCGATGCTTGTAGGGCACTTGATCCAGACCCAGCGGCAAGGTTAGCTATACCTTTGATGGATACCGTCGCGGTTTTAAGGTCGACGCCAGCCGCCGTGAATGTGCCTATGTTTCTTGTCATCTCGGCGAAGTTATAAATGGTTTTGTCGGCATAATGATTCAATTTATTAAGTGCGTCATTCACGTCATCAAGATTTGTGCCTTTGCTGGCAGTATTAGTCATGATCGTCGTAATGGCGTTCATTTTTGTTTCGTATTCTTCTAAACCGGTCTTTATCGGATTGATTGTGAGTGACTCTAATAATTGCTTACCGCTATAGATGGCTGAATTAGTAATGTTTTGGAGTGCAGTAACCCCGACAATGCCCAGCGTCGAGAACCTATTGGATAAATTATTAACGCCTTCGGCTATACCGGCTAGAGAAAACGATTTTCCAGCTCTATCCAAATTCGATAAACTTCTAGTTGCGCCATCTAGATTGAGACCGGCCTTCAAGTTATTAAGCGATGCCACACTCGAACGAATCCCATTTTCAAACTGTTGATTATAGAGTCGTAATTCAACAACTCGTTCATCGACACTATGCATTATTTAATTACCTCCTCCCACATTGCGTTTGCCATCTTGTCAAATATAGGCCGTAATGCTGGGTTTATATAATCTCTACCTTCGACGTAACCACCATTTCGTGTTGCGTGGCCATACTGAATTATGATCGCTATTGGTACACCATTAACGACGTTCGAATTAGTCCATACAATTGATAAAGAAGTTCCTTCTCGATGAATTTCATATTTCCACGAAAGTGCCGTTAGTCCAGAATCTAACGGGGTATTTAAAGCAAGGGCTCGCACACCTTCTTGCCCGTATCTTTCTAAAATTGCCGCGTAGTTAATTTTTGGAGCTCGTGTAAGCATCCGTTCTAATCGTCTGAAACTTCCACGATGATGTATTTTTATCATCCTTTTGTACCTAGCGATTCTCTACGGGACGCGTTTAATGCAGCGTTTCTACTCATGAGTTCCTTCTTACTACGCTTCTTTGGAGATTGATTTTTTACACCACATACGTTTATGAGTGTTAATAATCTATTAAGATGCCATTTTTGGCATTCAAAAGGAATATTCATCGATATCATCCAATAATAAATTATCTCAGCAGTTATGATCTCTCGGTTGGTTGTTTTATTTTCGTTGTGGAAAGTTGTAGCTGTCATTGCGGCTTCTATGTAATCTCTTACTTGTTTAATGTTGTCATTAGATATGAAATTAAAGATATCATGATCGACATTTTTGGTTATTGTCATGCATCTTATGTAATCAATAGTTTCCTCTATCGTTTTCTCCGCTTTTGATAAGAACGGTTTAAGCCACTTTGACTCCCATTTTGAAATGGAGACCAGCGAATGCTCTAGGCATAATATTTGTTCTTTAGATGTGAAGAACTTATCGTTTACTTCGTCGTATTGTTCAGTGGCTAATAGTTTTATATAGAGCATACGTCTGGCCTCCCCTATTAACTTACTTAATCGAAATGGGACTCGATGGCACAATGCCGTTTACGAAAGCGGCTGCGGCTTCGGAATTTGTAGCTAGTTCCAGGAACAATTCACTGTAGGCTTCAGTCTGTGAAAACGCGTCTCTTAGTTCCTGATTTTTAACAAATCGCTTACCATCCGGAGACTTCTCACCGTAAGATTTCAGGATTAAATCTTTAAACACCTCAATAATTCGCTTAGTATCTTGAGATGCTACAATTTTCTCGAGCATAGCAGCAAGGCCTCCGGATGTGGACATTTCCATCTCGATGACCTCGGCTTTTGTTAGATTGAAATAGAACTCTTCGGTCCTTTCATTTCCATCGAAATCGACATAAGGAATGGTTTTTTTCATCATTTGGTTTTAAACTCCCTTCAAATTTTAAATGGCGCTTAGACTGTGTTATTAGCACAGGGCCCGTTAACGGCGATGATTATTTTTGATTAAGACCTAAAACGTTACGTTCGATTCGATCTTCAACTCTGCGGTTCATCCACATCAATGCCTCTTCTACATGAGTTAGAGCACAAGCATTATCACGCGATGAAAAAGGTCCTTTTTGGAACGCTTTTAGTCGATCTCTTACTATTTCCAATAGATCCGGGTCTAAAACGCCAGGAATAGAACCTTCTTCTTTTCTAGCCCCGTCTTGGAATTGTATGATTGTTTCTTTAGGAACCATCAATCCTTGGTCAGACACGACAATATACTTATGGTTGGCGCCGCCATTACCGGGTTCGTCGGCAACAAAGACTCGGTTAAGTTTTTCTCTTTTTTGTATAGTGCTTATTTCTTGCATTTTTAAACTCCCTTCAAATTTTAGTTAACTGGTGTTATATCGATATAGTATTCTTGATTCTCCTCGATTAATTTAGCCGCATCAGCATTAACCGAATACAGCGTAATCTGCCCAGCCGGGTCATATTTAAAGAACCCAGCATTCTCATGACTATCCTTCGTCACAGCTTGCATGGTTACATCGGAACTACCACGGACTATTTTATTCTTAACGCATTTGAATTTTGTTCGGGCTATCATACAATCACCCCTTCAAATAACGAAAACGGAGCTCTCATATTTCAGAGAACCCCGCCTAGAAATTTACTTAGCTATTAACCAGCGGCGAACATGGTCGCAATTTCGTCAGGTAAAGGTAGCTCTGCTGGGGTTGCCGTGTCTCCGAATAACAACTTCTCGAGTGCTATTAGTTTCGTAGCGTCGACCTTCGTCGAGTCAATGGTTAAAGATGCTGTTGGTCTCTTTCCAGTGACAGCGACCGGCGTGGTGGTTACTTCCCACGAGAAGGTTATTGCTTCTGGGGAATCATTGATTGTCGAATATGCCTTTTCTGTAGGAGCAGCAAGACAACCATAAACCAGATGTAATTTGTAACCGTGATCTGCCCCTTCGGTGTCATTACCGAGGGTGGTCTTATAGGCTAGACCAAACGTTTTCCGATCTTGCTGACCTATCGAGACACCTACGGCAATTTCCGCAGAACCATCGCACTCGGCAAATTCATCGGGATATGTGTATGCTTCGATCGTTGCGCCGAACTCCTCAGCGGATAGGAGATTTAAATATTTGATGTCGTCGGCGTAAATCGGTGTTGGTTCTGCACCGGACGGACTTTCGGTGACGGCGGTTAAGCCATTCCACGCGACACCTAAAGGATATGCGCCAGTATTATCCATAACATAGAGAACTCCATTTTTTACACCGGTTTCATATAGACGTTCTCCAGAAGCATCCCAAATAAGTTTAGCCATTTCTTTTCCCCCTTAATAATAAAGATTGTATACGTCATGATTAAGATTGTCAGACGTATAGCGCCTATCAAAAACACACATAGGCAAAGACTTGATTTTGTCTGGAAGTAAACTATCAGGATTTTTATCAACCACCGTTACGGTGTATCCGACTTGATGGTTATACGGTTTGTCGTTTGCAAATTTAGTTTTGTTCAGACTACGTGAGTAAATGATACAAGGATAACTCAACTTGACGGTCTCAGGTGGTTGAAAATAGACGTTAGACGAGCCGATTAGAGCCTCAAGGAGTGTCTGAAGTTGGACCCTGCTCGCCATTATAAGTACCTCCTATAGCTAATATTAGACGAGGCCTCTGGACATCGATTTTAGTAATCTTCCAAGAAGCCCCCATCCATTTGATATATCGCATAGTGTGGAAATTCTGATAGGCAAATGGATCGGCTACAATACTGATCTCGTTATTTATAGTCAGATCGTCATTCAGATTCTCCCCTGCCTGCCAGCGTCTTGATAGCTTTACAACGTCACCAGAGTAATTTCGCTCTGTTATAACCTCCTCCCACACACCAGGCGCTGTTTCGCTAGTTTCCGCATAGCCGATTGCTCCATAGAACTTTGCCATTTTGAATCTCCTTCTGTAAGAAGTATAGTGAGCCTTCCGCTTATGACGCCATAACCAAGAAAGCCCACCAATCTTACTACTTAGCCAGCGGCGACTTCTAAGAACTCAAGTGCAATTGCAGAATAGGGTTTAACCAACGCTCCGGAACAACGAGTTTCGATAAGATACTTCTGAGCATTATAATCAATGTCAAAGTCATCAAACATGTTGACGGCCCCACCTTTATCGGCTCCAACATTGTAATCGGATAGGTTAACTATGATGCCACCAAGAGTATAGACTTTGCTATCGGTCGACGTTCTAGTTAAAGACTCCATTACTGGAACCGTGATAATCTCTTTAACCCGTAGAGCCGTGGCTAACTTATCGACGGAATCGTAGATTATACGACCAGTTGTATCTTCCATCAACAAGCAGTCAGTGAGGATGTCCTCTGTAGCATATAGAGTCGGAGAACCAGAACCTTTATAGTTCTTTCTAGACTTAACGGCCGCGCGAATGAATGCTTTTGCCTTTTGATCAGCAGTAGCGTTAGCAACATGCTCAACTGGAGTTTTGATAGTGTATAGATCGGCATCTGTCCAAATCGGTCGGATGTTTCCTTCGTTGATTTTGTCGTCAGACGAACCTATACGACCGTCGCCAATTAGAAGCGCGCGAGCAATTTCTTCGTCCAGCATAACTCGCATTTCAGATTTTAGCCACGCCACCACATCGAAGTCGGTGATGTCAACGACATCGTCACGATCGAGTTTCTGTTTCTTGTAAATAGTTGTCGGGGTCGTACTTCGCTTAAGTAAGGAGAATACTTCTTCCACCTTCAGTTTACCTTTGATGTAACCTTTGGCGCGAGCATCGGCCTCAGTGATATCCGCATAGATAGATTTGATACGGGAGAATGGAGTGCTATGCACGTTACCCATTACTTTTTGTACCCAACCCATTTCTCGTTGAATAAACATTGGAGTGTTAGTAACATTTTTCGCATCTGGGAATAGATAATCGATATTATCAATACCATGAGCTAGGACAGCGTCTTTCAGGCTGCCATATCGTTTAGCGTCTGTGATAATAGCCTCCATATCGGAATGGCTAAGTACGTCCTTCTTGTCCTCTTTGTCGAATACGTTTTGTTTCATTTCATCGTCTCCTTCGTCATCTTGATTATCGTTTCCGTCGAGAGCTTGGCCGATCATCGCGTACACCACTGTTTTCTGTTTTTCAGAAAGAGTGTTAAACACGTCGGCAACAGTTTCATCATCTTCC